CCGCCTGGGACGCCTCCTGGGCCGCCAGTGTCGCCGCCAGTGCCGCCGCCAGTGACGCCGCCTGGGACGCCAGGGACGCCGCCTGGGACGCCAGTGCCGCCGCCAGTGCCGCCGAACTTGAGTGGCAGAAACAACGGCTCACGGAACTGTTAGGGGAAGAAAAATGACTGACGACATCACCACCATGATCGAGGCCAAGGACGCCGAAATTGCGCGGCTGCAAAAATTGACGGCGGCCTATGCGGTTCTTCAGGCCCACCAAGAGATTCAGTCAGTACCGGACATTTCCAACAGTTGGACCAAGGGCGGAAAGTCAACATATCGGCCTAACGCAGGCGAAGTGTGCTTTATCTCTGCGCGTTGGGAGCATATCCGCTGCAAACCGCTCGACAACGCCCTCACCCCCGCCGAGCCTGCGCCGGGAGGTAACGAATGAAGATACAGTCTGACTTCGCCCTACTCGACGTGAAGAAGGGCCGCAAGGCCCTGTTCAAACTACTCGGCCCAACGCCCAGCGGGCCGAAACCGAACGAGGACAAGAAAGTCCGTGTCACGATCACCGGCTACATCGTGGGCGCCTGGGGCGACGATGACGGCACTAGCCGGGAGTTTCAGGTGGACGTTGATAGTGTGGAGGTGGGGTAGTGCGTAAGACAGGATTGCAGCCGTGCCCAAAATGCCGAAAGCACTTCGACACGCTGGGGGATAGCTGTGCGTCAGGTGGAGACAGCGAAAACTGTTTCTACGCCCGTAAAATAGCGCAAAACAATTGGGCCGATGGCGAATCTGGCAGCCGGGAGCTGGAGAGATTCCAAAACGAATTTGACGGCTACGTGGACGAGGAGGAAGCAGACTTGACGTAAATCCCCGCACAAGTCATTCTGCCAAACGGAAACCGTCTCTCATGCTCCGCCCTGATGGGTGTGTCCCCGACCTAGCGGGGCGTTGAGCCGAGAGACGGTTTCTTTTTATCTATTTTGGTCGGGCAGTTGCTCGGCTCCTGTTAAGGAGACCGAGCGCTAAGTGTTGAGTTTTCTCGTAGTGATTTGGGCGATGCACCGATTCTCACGTCTGATATGTGGGGCCAGATTTTCCGCCAAAGAAACGGATTGTCCTCTGGAGGGTACATCGCCCCCTCCTCCCTGGCGTCGTTAAGCTAAGCAAAAATGTCGTCAATCGACGCATCGAACGGTGGCCACGGCCTTGCTCCTCTCAGAAAATTCAGTGTAGGGTCAAAACCCTTCCGCAAAACATCTTGACGCCGCCCCCTCCCCACATCAAGCTATAAAAGATAACACCATTCATAGGGGGCCCTCCAAAATGACTGAACAGAAAAGCCGCTCCGGGCGGGATTTCTGCATCTCCGACCTTGATCCGGTATTGCGAGAAGCCGTCGCCAAACTGGCGCAGAGCGAATTCCGCTCGCAGGCGAAGCAAATGCAGGTCTTGGTGCGCGAAGCACTGGCCGCCCGAGGAATTCTGACGGCGGAGTGATTGCCATGGACCTCGAATTGATGAAGTCGCTCCCCGACAGCAAAAACGTCAAGCTGTTCCCCGTCATCCCCAACGGGAAGACCCCCGCCGTGCAAGAGTGGCAGGCCCGCGCGTCTTCCGCGTGGGACCGGCTGGGGTGGCTGCCCACGGGAAACTACAATGCGGGCGTGTTCACCGGGCGCTACCGCGTTTCGGAAGCTTTGCTTGTTATCGACGTTGACGTGAAGAAGGGAAAAGACGGCGAACGCGCCCTGGCTCTTTTCCAGATGATGCACGACGACTTGCCGGCCACCTATGAAGTCCGCACCCCCACCGGCGGGCGGCACCTCTATTTTCGCACCTCGGCTAAAGTCGCATCCGGCGTTGACGTGTTGGGCGAAGGGCTCGACATCCGGTCGCAGGGCGGCTACGTCGTCGCGCCGGGGTCGTCTACCCCCGAAGGCGAATACACAGTCGCCCAAGACGCGCCGATAGCCGAGGCCCCCGATTGGCTGATCACAGAAATCAAGAGCCGGGCGAAGCACCGCAACCCGGAGCAGGCGGCGGTCACAGAGCTAGACCAGCCGTTCAATATCAATCGGGCCACCGACTATCTGGAGCGAACCGCCCCGGCCATTCAAGGCCAAGGCGGAGATACCCTCACTTACCAGACAGCGGCGATGGTCAAGGACTTCGGTATTTCCCGATCCCTGTGCCAAGCCCTTATTGAGGAGCACTTCAATCCGCGTTGCTCGCCCCCGTGGGAGCCGGAGGCCCTGGCTGTCAAGGTCAACTCGGCTTACGCGAACGGGCAGAACGCCCCCGGGTCCAAAGGCGTGGATGCCAGTTGGGCGGAGCCCGTCGATATGGGCGAAGCCCCGGCCCCCGCTACCCAAGACGGCCCGAAGCCGCTTCCCATCGTCCACTTCAACGCCTGCAAGCCCGATCTCAACCGGGTGGATCTGATTGAGGGGATGCTGTCCAAGGGCGCGATGAGTGTCATGTTCGGGGAATCCAACGCAGGCAAGACCTTTGTCGCGGTGGATATGGCGTGGCACATCGCCGCGGGCTGGGACTGGATGGGCCGCAAAGTCTCGCAGGGTCCAACGGTCATTATCGCAGCAGAGGGGGGCGGAGGAATTTCTTCGCGCATGGCCGCGCTTCAGATTGAGTTTGCCGACCGGCTGAAAGAGGAAGGCCGCGCGTTAGACGACGTTCCGCTGTACGTGATTCCGGCTTCGGTGGACCTTCGATCTAATTATGATGACGCCGTGCGCGTAAAGAACGCCATCTTCGGGATACAGCTCCGCCATCGCGCGGGGGTGGAGCTGGTGGTGATCGATACGCTATCCAGGGCGATGGCCGGCGGTGATGAGAATGGTCCGAAGGACATGGGCGCCTACATCGCCACGGTGGACCTGCTCCGGCACGCGACCCGCGCACACGCCATGTCGGTCCACCATTGCGGTAAGGACAGCGAGCGAGGGGCCCGGGGACATTCCTCTTTGCGGGCCGCGGTGGACACCGAAATCGAGGTGGTGTCGAACACCATCCACACGGTCAAGCAGCGCGAGATGGAGTTTTCCCGCCCGCTGGGGTTTGATCTGAAGGTCATCACGTTGGGGGTAAACCCCTACGGAAAGAACATAACCTCTTGCGTCATTCAACCGGCGGAGGCGTCGGCGCCAGAGGTGAAGGCTGGCAAAACGTCTAAAAGGAAGCTTCCAGACCGGGCGCTGTTCATGCTGGACGCCTTCAACGGCGCTTTAGATAAAGCCAGAAGCGACGGACTTAATTTTATCACGATGGATAAGTGGCGCGATTATACGCGAGATATGGGAAAAAGTGCGGCTGCCGACCGGGTTAAAATGGGGGATGAGGCGCTTAGGGACAATAATGCGTGGCTTGGCAATTTTCGCCGTGCCGTAAAGCAGCTTGTCGAGGCAAAGTGCATTATGGAAATGCAGGAAGATCAATGGGTTAGCCTAGGATAATGCAATAATGCATTTTCAAAATAATGCGCATTATCCGCCGAGGCACATCAATAATGCATTAATGCATCCCCCCTTTAGGGGGGTGCTAGTGCATTATGGCCTGCATTATCGTTTATGCCTGAAGGGAGAGAAGAGTTTTATAAATTATCTCCCGGTCGGTTTTATACAAAATAACAGGATAAGATTTTAAGGCCTTGGCCGGAAACCTGGACAAAAGAAAACCCCCGTCACCGTGAAGCGGCGGGGGCTGGGGTCTAGTCCTCTTTGGCCGGTTCCTCCGCAAGCGCGATACGTGCGAAGGCGATGGCCGCGGCGTAGTCGGTCGCGTGTTTGCGGGTGCCGTGGGTTTCCGTGACGGCTTTCTCGAAATCGGTGTCAGACCCGAAGAAGCAACCGGCTTTGACGCGAAGACCTCCGTCCGTTCGGTAGATGGTCAAATACGCGCAACGGCTCCCGAGTGGCCCGATGATCAGGATGGGGCGCTCCCCGGTCAGTTTCGACTGATCTTCGAGGTACGCGCCTCTGAGGTTCGCGCGCCTTCGAGGTACGCGCCTCTGAGGTTCGCGCCTATGAGGTACGCGCCTGACTTAACTGCCCACCTGACGGCTAGGCCGATCCTGATGGGAATGGCGGCGCTTTCGTCGGCTTCTATTTCGGCGGTAACTTGGACTTTTCCGGCCCAACGGTTCGTGATTTCAAACTGCATTTTTCGTTCTCCGGTAAATGGCCCGGCCCGCTTTGAGAGTGAGCCGGCAGGTTATGACGGCCAAGACGGCGAGGATCAGTATCACTAGGCCTCCGCTATGGGGTTGCGGGGCGTGAGAGTGTCGGGCGTGGCTCATGGCTACCACGCGATGATATTGGGGTAAGCGGCGATATTCGGGCGGAATTCGCCGTCTTCTTCGATCCAGAAATCGTCAGGTGCGGATTCAAGGACGTAGCCGTTGTTATAACGGACGGCGACACATCCGCTGCCGGAGCTCAGTCGACGCTCTCGCCGCGCCAGGGTCGTCAGCGCGTCTAGCTGGTTTCCGACGTATCTCCATCCCGCGTAATGCCCGTCGCCGTCGTTGGTGGTGACGGTGGCGGGACGCCTAGGGTTGATCGGCGAACCGCGACCGTGTCCCCATTTCGCGATGAACTCGACGTGGCCAGTGGGGGTGCGATGAAAGCTCATGGTGGATACTCCAAAAATCGGTTTTAAAGGGTACGGGGCGGCAGGAAGCCTCTTCGGCTACGCCTGCACCAGCCAGCGGCTTTCATCGTACTCAGCGCAAGCCGCACGGGCTTCTTCGGCGGTATGGTGTGCGCCTAGCCACTTGTCGCAGAATCGAGTGTCACCCAGTAACGCGTTACGTTTTTGAGTCATGGCGTCACCCGCCCCATTGCAATCGTGGTCTGCACAACGTCGAATTCCCGGACCATTTGGCTGCAAAATTCGTGCTCTGTGACATACCGCGTATGCACAAGTTCGCCGGCGGAATTGTAGGTTTTCCAAACGTCGATAACCCGGCATTTGCGCGGATGCTTTCCGCGTGTCATGTATTCCGTGCCGATAGGAAATTCGCCTGGCATGATTTTTGCCTCCGGTTAACAGTTTAGGAAAGCCGGCTTGTCAGACCGGCAGAGCTAAAGTGTTAGTCCTCGATAACAATTTTGACGGGCTTGATAAGCGGATAGATGTTTTCCCCTCTGCTATTTTTCAGGTTCCGTTGGCGGAGATACCAAGCCGCGTGCGTGCGGAATCTCTGTTCGTAAGAGATATCTGCAATCGTGTAGCAGCGAGTTTCGCCGGTTACATCCTGGAGATAAAAAGCGGTCATTTTTCAATCCTCCAAATTCACTAGTTCAGCCGATATTTCGGCTAGTCTGGTCGCCGCAGAAAGCCATTTGCGGCTTAACTCCGGGTCACTAGCGCGGTACTTTTGGGCGAGATTCCATGCCTCTTTGGCACGGGTTTCCAGCCATTTGGCTTGGACGGCGGGAGTCATGCGCTCGCCCCTTCCTTGGTGAATTCGTATTCATTGGCGATGATATTTTCGTCTACTTGTTCGTCGCTATCCAACCATTCGTATTCCTTCTCCAACGAAACGTATACCTCCCCGGCAAAGTCGCGCAAGGCTTGCGTTACGGCGTCTTCTTCGGCTTCGGAAACGTCGCGGTTTCCATGCTCAACGGAAACTGCCATGCAGCCGGAGTGATAATAATGGCCGTGATGCTCAGTTGTGGCATAAAGCTGGTAAAAGGCTTTGCGCTGCGCTGATTGCAGGGCGTAAGCAATGCGGAGCAATTCCTTATCGTTCGGCGCGTAAGCCTTAATCGCTTTCGGCGCTTCCTTGGCGTAGGAATAGCTGCCCTCAAAGCAAGCGCCGTCCCCTTGGCTAGAAAAGCCAGAGAAATATATTTTGGTAATGTCGATTCCGAGGATTTTGGCGCAAGCCATGGCGTCCTTGTAAACAGCGTCGTACCATTCGTAATCCAGCGCGCCTTCCCTGTACCATTCGCGGGCTTTCTCCCTGGCGGTTTCGCTCAATTCGTCAAAAGTGAAAACGGTCTTTTCGATAGTGCGGGACATGATTTTATCCTTTCTAGCTAATCGGTTTTACACTTGCGCCTAACTTGTCAAGCGCAAGGTTAAAACTGACTAAAGCCGTTCGTGCTTCAAAGCGCCGGCCTTGCCGAACATTCTGGTTCGGACGCGATGGTTCAGACCTCCATTTCGGATTGTGCGAGTTCCCGCCAATTGCACTCAGACAGTCTGGCGTTGTCTGGGGTTTCGCCGTTCGGCCAAGTGTCTTTAGCATACTGGCGTAGTTCACCGGCGAACGCGGTCAATTGGTCGGCGCGGTCCTCGCTGTCGCGGTAGCGCTTGGCGAGGTCTTCCTTTCCGCGATACAGGCTGTAGTCATTGTTGAGCCACAAGGCGACGTTCCATGTCGCGCGGTTGCTCCAGCCTTGATAGGTGGTGTCGGTCATATCGGTAGCTCCCGTTGCGTTAAGACAGACAATGCGGCAATCTTTGCCACTTTTCGGTTTCCTTCAGTTTAACGGTTTAGGAAAACCGGGCGCTTGGCCCGGCAAGCCTAAAGTGTTATTCGACGCTGGATCTCTTAGACCCAGCCGTCCCGAACATTCTGGTTCGGGTGCGATGGTTCAGACCTCCATTTCGGATTGTGCGAGTTCCCGCCAATTGCACTCAGACAGTTTGGCGTACTGGCGTAGGTCACTGGCGAACGCGGTCAATCGTCCGTGTTTTTGCTTGAGTGTTCCGCTATAATCTCGCCGTCTTCGAGAAGAGTAACATCTTCGCCGGAGGCGCGGGTATGAGGGGATTCAGAGCAGATAACGTATGCCGCAAATTTCATCCGCGCTTCGGCTTCGTCTGATCCAAAATGGACTTTTCCGAGATTTCCCACAATTAACTCGTATGCCATTTTCGTTAACTCCAATTCGCGTTTCGTTAAGACAGACAATACTGCAAAGATTGCCAGTTTGCAAGCACAAAATGACATTGCTGAAACGCTATGAAAATGGCAGAAATTAACGCTTTTTTGAAGTTAGGAAACCACCAGGGGGGCAAGCTGGGGGATTTTTCTTGTTAGCTTTTATGTCTGCCGTCCGGTCTTCGCTATACCTGCGCCATTCTTCGGCCAGCTGAAGTAGCGCCGTTCCTCTTGAGAGGCATAACGCGGCGATCTTATCCGCGCTTTCCGGCGATATACGGTTAGCTCCCTTATAAAGCCAACGGTAGACCGTGTTCAGTTTCAGCCCTAAAGCCTTTGAGGCTTCCGGCCCATACCCCTGATATTGCCTATCTCGCCAGGGCCAAATGGCTTGGATTGTTTCAGCCCACAACGCGGCTGCGTGCACTTGAGCATGTGCCACTGGAAATAGGACAGTGCCCCTGCCCCTTTTGGGCAAGTGCGCGGCGAAAGTGTGCACGTCTTCAGTCGTTTGCATCGGATTTTCCCCGTTTCGTCGTCGTCGTCGTCGTCGCCGAGTCAAAACTCCGTATCAGGATAACCCGAGGAACGGCAGAAACGCTAGGGCTTCCGCGTGTTACAATCCTAAAACACTGTGTCTACGTTCGTTACATTGTCGATTGACAGGCGTAACAGGATGGTATACGCTTACCCTGGGGCAATCCGGCCTCGAAAGTTACATTGCTAGAGTCTCGATGGGCCTTGCCGTTCCAGAATACAGGGATACCCTACCCCTCCCGGCCCATATTTTTTTTTCCTCGCAAAACAGTGCTGTCCGTGTTACGGTAACAACATCGTCGAAACAGGAGATCGGAATGAGTCGAACCCTTGGCTGGTTCTCGTCAGGTGCGGCGTCGGCGGTCGCTTGCAAGCTGCTGCTGGCAGAAGAATGGCCGCAGACAGAGATACTGAATTGCGACACCGGCAGCGAGCACCCGGATAACGCCCGGTTCCTGGCGGAATGCGCGGCGTGGTTCGGGGTTCCCGTCATAGCGCTTCGATCAGCTAAATACGAGAGCATATGGCAGGTTTTTGAGAAGACAAAATACCTCGTTGGACCAAAGGGAGCTCGCTGCACGCTGGATCTTAAAAAAGCTGTTCGCGCGGCGTACCAGCGCCCGGGTGACGTCCATGCGTTCGGATACACCGTCGAGGAAGAAGCCCGCGCTCTCCGGTTCGAGAAAGAGTTCCCGGAGCTAGACACTTACTGGCCCCTGATCGAGGCGAAGATGACGAAGGCGGACTGTTTCGCTCTCCTCCGGGAGGTTGGTATCGAGTTACCCGCGATGTATAAGCTCGGCTACCGCAACAACAACTGCATCGGGTGCGTCAAAGGCGGCATGGGATACTGGAATAAGATTCGCACAGACTTTCCCGAGGTGTTCGAGCGCATGGCCTTCTACGAGCAGACGATGGGGCGAACCATTCTTCGAGACGAGAATGGCCCTGTTCCGCTGTACGACCTCGACCCCCGGCGCGGGAGGTACGAGGCGGAGCCGGACATAAGCTGCGGGATAGCGTGTGAAATGGCGCTTGACCGACTGAAAGACGACATTTTTTCTTGAGAGAGGAGACAAGCCATGCCCGTCTACGGAATCATCCGTGTGTCCACCACCGAGCAAGCCGCCGAGGGCCGCACGTCGCTGGACGACCAACGCAACCGTGTCACCGGAGCCGCCATGACCAATGGCTGGGCCGTTGACCACATCTACGCCGACGAGGGCGTGTCCGGCTCGACCCCCTTGGCCGAACGCCCGGAGGGTGGCCGGATGTTCCGCGCCCTTAAAGCGGGGGACGTGGTGATCGCCGCTAAGATGGACCGCCTGTTCCGCTCGGCCCAAGATGCCCTTAACACCGTCGATAAATTTAAGAAAGCCGGGGTTAAATTAATTCTGGTGGACATGGGGACTGACCCCGTGACGGAGAACGGCGTGTCCAAGATGCTGTTCACCGTCCTGGCCGCGATGGCGGAGTTTGAGAAGGGCCGCATCCTGGAACGCATGGCCGATGGCCGGAAGGGCAAGAAGGCTAAGGGCGGGCACACTGGCGGGCAAGCGCCCTACGGCTTTCGCGTCGAGGGCCTTGGCCGTGACGCTGTTCTTGTCGAGAAGCCCGGAGAGCAAGTCGTTTTGAGCCGGGCGAAAGCGCTTTATGCGAGCGGATCGTCGCTCCGCGGCGTCGTCCAGGCCCTGGCGAGAGAGGGCTTCGTGTCGCGCTCCGGCACGCCGTTCCAAGCAACCCAGATTATGAGGATGGTGAAATAATTACCGGACGCTCCGCCGCTTAAATATCCATTGACACCATGTCCAACCCCGGCTAAAAACGATCTTGTCATCCTGCGGGGCTACATGTCGCAGGTCGTAAGTCCCAAAGGCCCATTCGTCCTAGTGGCGGTGCCGATGTTCCTGGGGCCGGTAAGCGAGGCGGAAAGCTCCAGCTATCGCCCCGCAGGATGACCTAGTTTCCCGAGAAATCGGGTTTTGAGGTGTTAGTTAGCCACCTATTTCCTGTGTTTACGGCACCCTGGCTTCGGCTGGCGGCGTGTTTGAGGGCTCAGGTGAAGTAGAAACTAGGCAAGCGGATCGGTGGCTTTGACGATCTTGCTCCCAGGTGTCGGGCACTCGGACGCAACGTCAAGCGTCACAGGCACCAGGACGTGACAGCTGGAGAGACAGCACAAAGTTCACGAGGTTAGCCGTGCGACCCGGCTTCGCTGACCGAGGTGTAGTACTCCGAACGCGGCGTGAAAATCGCGTGTCACGGTGGTCTGGCAGCCGGGAAAGACCGGTACAAATTTCGCAGGTTAGAGCAGTCCGGTAGCTCGTCAGGCCCATAACCTGAAGGTCGGCGGTTCGAATCCGTCACCCGCAACCAAAACCTTTCAGTGGGGACTGAATGACACCTTTCGAACTCCAAGCCCTGGCCGTCAAGCGTTTCGGCGCCAAAGACTGGCTGCGCCGGTTAGCGTCCGAGACGGGCGTGAACGAGCGCACCGTCCGGCGCTGGTCGAACGGGGAAACCCCGATCACCGAGCGGGTGGCCGGCCACATTCGGCTGGTGTGCGAAAGCCCGGCCCCAGCGAAGGGAGTGGCGCGATGACAGACTTCCTGTTCTCCCTGGCCTGCCTCTCCCCGCTCGTCGTGCTGTTCGTCCGTGGCAGTCGTCACGAGATGTTTACGCCGACGCCCTGGACGTATAGCGGCTATCTCAACCGGCGGCTGAAATACGTAACAAGCTATGACTTCACTCAGCAGATGCTCGATATGTTTTGCGGAGAGAACCCGGTTGCGGTTCTTCTGCGAAATTCACAGGTGCGGCGATGAACGAAGCCGCCGTCAATCTGTTCCACCAATCGGAAGCGGCCCGCAAGCGCGGCGACCGTGGCGTTGCCAAGAAGCTGATCCAAGCCGCCCTGGCGGTGGACGATACACTGCCGGGGGCGTGGTATAATCTCGGCTCCGATCTGCACAACGCCGGGGATAAGCTGGGCGCGGTTGCCGCGCTCCGCCGCTGTGAAGAACTGGCCGGCGAGGAGCCATATTCCCTGACCAACCTCGGCTGGAATTTGCAGTTGACCGGGCAATTTGACGCTGCCTACGAGGTTTTGACGCGGGCGATTGCCGCTAACCCGGATTTGCCCCTGGCGTGGTCCAACCGTTCCCTCGCCCACAATTCTCTGCACAACCCCACCCGGGCGATATATGACGCCCGGAAAGCCGTTGAACTGGCTCCTGACGAGGCCCAGCACCACATGGCCCTGGCCTTCGCGCTGATGATGGACGGCCAGTGGGCGGAGGGCCTGCGGGAATACGAGTGGCGGTTCCCTTACAAGATGCCGGAGTTCCTGTCGTACCCGATGCCGCGCTGGGATGGGGGCTACGTCGATACGTTGTTCGTTCCGGCGGAGCAGGGGTTGGGGGACACGCTTCAGTTTGGCCGGTTCGTTGAGTGGGCGGCTGTTCGCGTCGGTAAGCTGATCGTGTCGGTTCAGGAGGAGATCGCGCCCCTTATCGCCGTGGCTCTGCGCGGACTGGAAAACGTCGTTACTCTTGAGATGCCTTGCGCGGTTCCCGCCGCTGACGCTTTCTGCCCCGTGATGTCGCTGCCGGTTGCCCTAGGGCTTCCCGACTCCGCTATCGCGGCCTTGCCAACGCCCTGGCTTTCCGGGGCGCATGCTCCTGCGCAGCACCTTCACAGCGACCGTAAGAAAATCGGCATCATCTGGGCCGGGAGCGCTGACCAAGACAACGACCACCACCGTTCAGCCACCGTCGAGGACTTCCTGGGGCTGTACGAGGCGAAAGGCGTGCAGCTTTATTCGTTCCAAGTCGGGGACCGGGCCAAAGAGTGCCGGAAACATGCACCGCTGGTTATTGACCTGTCGCCGCGCATCCGGGATTTCACCGACACCGCCGCGCTGATGTGCGAAATGGACGCCGTCGTGACCGTCTGCACCGCTACGGCGCATTTGGCGGGCTCTCTGGGCCTGAAAACCCATATCGTGCTGCCGAGACACGGCCAGCACTTTGTCTGGGGCCACGCGGGTTCTGAAACGCCTTGGTATCCGACCGCTCGATTGCACCGGCAAGAGCGGATCGGAGATTGGGCGTCGGTTATTTCTTCTGTCGCGGGGGAGTTGTGATGGAATTTGTTAAGTGGCCCTCGATCGAGGCGTTCAAGTCCGTGGTTCACAACAGCGCGGGCCGTGGCACGGTCAAATATCGGGGGAAAGTGAAGCTGCACGGGACGAACGCCGCGTTCACGTTCACCCCAACGGGCCCCGTGGCGCAGAGCCGTACCCGGCTGATTACGCTGGAGCAGGACAACGCCGGTTTCGCCGCATGGGTGGCCGATGCCGGGTTTACCGGCCCTGAGGGCGCTACCGTTTTCGGGGAATGGTGCGGTCCGGGCGTGCAGCGCGGCGTTGCCGTGTCAAAACTGGACCGGAAAATCTTCGCGGTCTTTGCCGTGAAAGTGGGCGACAACTTCCTGACGGACCCGAATGACCTGCGGGCTTACGTGCCCGTACACCCCGATGTTTTTGTTCTGCCGTGGTACGGGGGTGAATTTGAAATTAACTTCTTCAGCGTTCCGCAGAGCATCGTTGCCCACATGAATGGACAGGTAGCGGCGGTGGAAGCCGCCGACCCCTGGGCCAAGGAAGTCTTCGGCGTGGACGGAACGGGAGAAGGACTGGTCTACTACCCGGTGAACATCTTCGGCGACGGTCAGGCGCTGAGCGTCTTGGATGATTCCCCTGAGTACCTCGGGCGGTGGGTGTTCAAGGCCAAGGGCGAGGCACACCGGGTCAACGGGCACAAAGAAGCGGTCGCCATCTCGACGGCTCTGTTAGAGGGGGTTCCCGAGTTCGTGGCATTCGCGGTCACGGAGGCCCGGCTTCAGCAGGCGTTGTCCGAAGTGTGCCCAGACGGAGCGTTCATCCAGAAGACGGGAGAGTTCCTGAAGTGGGTGCAGGGCGACATCAAGAAGGAATGCGCCGAAGAGATGGCCGTGCTTGAAGCCGATGAGGGGAAGATCCTCGGTTCCTGCGGTGCCCGGGCGGTCCAGTGGTTCAAGATGAAATGCGCGGAGGCTTAGGCATGTCCACCAGTGAAGAATTATTCGGTCTGGAAGCGGAACTCCGCACCGTCCACGACAATGCCGGTGCCGAAGCGGACAACGCGGTGCGGAAATACCTTGCCGCGGTAGGCGCGTCGAATGCCCCGCGTTAGGATAGTCCCTGGTCAAGAGATGTACGCCATCCGCCGGCCAGAAATTGGGGTAACCCTGGACGCGGACTGGCTGGGGGCGCACGCCCGGCTGTCGAAAGTCCCGCGTGCGTGGTTTCGCTGTATGCGGGCGGGTAAAGTGCCCGGCGAGGGAGCCCTTCGCGGGGTTCCTAGGTTCTGGGCTTATTGGGGTGCGCATCTTCATGCGTGGCCCGCCTCAAAAGAATTTTACGATGCGGAGGTTCAGTGATGTTTAAAAGCTTGCTGAAAGCCGCTGTCGGCACGGTCCTTCTGCCGGTTGACGCGGCTGCTGATTTCCTTACCCTTGGCGGGGAGGACATCTTGGTCTACGTCGCGGAGGGTGCGCCCTGGCCGGAGGACGTGACATGACCGTAACCCATAAGTCCGTCTTCTCCAGCCACATCGACCGCGTGTCTTACGATGATGCCTCCGGGCGGCTCACCGTGGTCTACCAGAACGGTAAGACCAGCGCGCACAACGGCGTGCCGGCGGAAGTCGCGCACAGGGTGATGACGGCGGAGTCGGTCGGGAAGGCGCTGCACACGCACGTCCGGGGTAAATTCGATCACTCGTATTTGGACGCGCCGAAATGAATTACCCCGAAGTCGTCGCCAGAAACTGCAAACACGGTCGGATGTGGGTGCCGGTGAAAGACACGTTCATCGGCAAGGCGCTCGACTTCTGCGGGGAATATTCCGAGGGCGAGGTGGACCTGTTCAAGCAACTGGTTCAGCCCGGCCAGTGGGTTCTCGATATCGGGGCCAACCTCGGCGCGTTCACCCTGCCCCTGGCGAAATTGGTCGGTACGGAGGGCCGCGTCATCGCTTTTGAGCCCCAGCCGGCCATCTTCGGCGTACTGAAGGCCAATTGCGAAGCCAACAAGGTCAGTAACGCTGTCCTGGTGAACGCCGCCGTGGGCGATGAGAGCGGGGAGATATCCGTGCCCGACGTGGATTACGGCGTGAAGGGGAATTTCGGCGGGGTGGCCTTGGGCGCTGGACAGTTCTCGGTTCCGATGGTCACGATTGACGGCCTGAACCTGCCGGCCTGTGCCTTCATGAAGATCGACGTGGAGGGCATGGAATACGAGGCGCTGACCGGCGCCGAGGAAACCATTCAGCGGTTCCGTCCGTTGATGTATGTCGAGAATGACCGCCGCGAGAAGTCGGCGCGGCTTATCTCGCTTCTCCAGTCGTTCGGGTATAAGCTTTACTGGCACACACCGCCGCTGTTTAATCCGTTGAACTTCGCCGGCGAGGAAGAGAATTTCTGGCCCGGGATCGTTTCGCAGAATATGCTCTGCGTGCCGGTCGAATATAAATCCGAGGTAAACGGGTTCGAAGAAATCGAGGGGCCGGATAGCTGGCCCGAGTGTCTAGGAGGACGGGATGCCTGAGATTAACGTGCCGTATATGATCGGCGGTGGGATTGCGGATGAAGACGTTAACTTTTCGTTCGACGTTGTGACGGGGCGCGTTCGAGTTCGTTTTGGCGAGGGCATAAGTCAGGTCAAAGAGCTAAAGTTCCCCCGGCATTGGTTCACCAAAAAGTTTCTCGCTCAGTTGAAGGTGACGCGATGAGTAGGCTGTTAGCCTGGTTGCGCGATATGGTTGTCGTCGTAGTCCAGATACAGGTGATAGCGGTTTTTCTGTTTGGCCCGCCTATGCTGCTCTACTATGTGCTGAAATGACGGACAACGTGCTGCGTGTCGCCTTCAACAGCCAGGATAACTTGGTCCTCGCGCTTGAGGATTTGCTGGAGGGGGCGAGAGAAGGCCGTGTCGTTGGCGTGGCGGCGGTCTATTTCGAGTCGGACAACTCCTTCCACACCGGCTGTGTCGGCTGCAAGAATGTTCTGAACACTATCGGCGCGATGGAGGTTCTGAAACAGGACTACATCCGCGATAACGTGGAGTTCGAGTGATGAGACTCTGGGCTAAACTTCAGGCGCAAATCTCTCGCCTGGTGACCGCGCGATATCACCGTCGGATGGCGCGGATTTACGAGACTTCGCTCTCGGGGAATCGGCTGTTTACCGTCCTGTGCCGAGACACGCTGGACCGGAACCCGACTCTGCGCGCGGTAGTTAATAATCCCGATGACGACGCGGCGTGTGACGCCCTGGTCGCGGAAACGCTCTACCTGTGCCGCTACCCGACGTTCAAGGCTCGGCTGGGCGCTTATGGTAACCGGGCGTTCTACTCCGCGTTCTACCGCTTTGAGTGGTATCTGCGCCTCTGCGAGAAGAATTGGAAGCTTCAGAAATCGTGCTTGCCCTCCTCTATGGACGAGAAGGCGCTACGCGGTCATGGGTACTGGGCACAGCGCGGGTATGACGGTGTTCTCTACCAGTCGATGACGCACCGAAATAAGTGGGAGGACGCCCCAAAATGAACGGCAACGACGCAGCGGCGCTATTCCGCCAGATGGCCGATCGCATCGAGAAAAACGCCGACGAGGAGTTCTCCGGCGCCTTTCTCGTCGTGCCTCCCGGCGATTGCGAGCCGTTGGACGGGCTCTCGGTGTCGTCTAAGCCGAATATTCCGGCGTTTTTCTCGAACTTGCGCGGCATGGTCGAGATTGCGATTGAGGAATTGCAAAAAGATCAACCCGGAGGTCCGCAGCGGAGGGGCTTTCGATGACTTACGAAGCCGCGGGCTCTTGGGACGCGGAGAAAGTCGCCTCGTTCCGGGCGGCATTCGAGGAATTTCTGCACTACGTCTATATCGACTCCAAGGACGACGGAAACATCCCCCTCGGGGGTAGGTTGTATGACGCGCAGGTCCGCTTTCTCGACGCGGTGTTCGGCGCCTTGGCCGATGATATCCACGATATTTACGTCCTCAAGAGTCGTCAGCTCGGCATGAGTACGTTGACCCGCGCGCTGACCGTCTTTTGGCTTGGGATGCACGACGGCCTGAACGGCGCGGTCATCCTGGACAATAATGACCACAAAGAGGACGCCCGCCGAGAGATCGAGGCGATCATTAAGCGCCTCCCCGCCCGCATGAAGTTCCCCGTAGTAGAGTCAGCTAACCGCAGCAGTCTTCGCTTAAGTAACGGCTCTCGCATCAACTTCATGTCCGCTGGCACAAAGAATACATCGTCCGGCGGCGCGTTGGGTCGGGGCACTGGAACGAATTTCGCCCATTGCAGCGAGATGTGTACCTGGAACAATGACGAAGGTGTTTCGTCTTTCCGTAAGTCCCTATCCGAAGTCTTCCCGAACCGCTTATACATTTGGGAATCGACGGGCAGAGGATTTAACCAGTGGTATGATCTGTGGATGAACGCCCGCGCTGACGACCTTAGTAAGCGGTGCGTGTTTCTCGGTTGGTGGTCCAAGCCGAACCAGCGCACCGAGCGCGGCACGAAGGCGTTTGAGCGCTACGGCTCCGCCCCGCCAACGGCGGAGGAACAGGCCAAAATCGACGAGGTTTTCGACCGATACAGCAAGGTCGTGGATCAAGAGATGCTGGCTTGGTATCGGCAGGCGTCGAATCCCCGCGGCTACAACCCGAATTCGGAGAAGACCGAGGACGACGATCTTTCGGACGACGAGTATTTCGGTCGGGAGCAGCCTTGGACGGAAGACGAGGCATTCTCGCAGTCGGGCAGCACATTCTTCCCCGCCGAGCGCCTGACGGACATCTCTAAACACATGGCGTCTGAGGTTTACACAGCGTGGTGCTACTACCCCGGTATGGACTTCATGGACATGTCGGTGGTGAAAGCGCCTAACCGCCGTGCCACGCAGCTAAAATTGTGGGAAGAGCCGGACCCGGCGGGGGTTTACGTTATGGCGGTGGACCCCGCATACGGTTCAAACGAGCATAACGACCGCAGCGCCATCCAGATCATGCGCTGCTACGCCGACCGCCTGGAGCAGGTCGCGGAGTTCTGCGCCACGATGGTCCAGCCGCACCAACTGGCTTGGATCATGGCCCATTTGCTGGGCTACTACCGCAACGTTCGCCTGATGCTGGAAATCAATGGCCCGGGCGTGGCGGTGTGGCAGGAATTCGTTAGCCTGAAGAAGATTTTGACGCAGGGGTATCTGCGTGAGGCCGCAGTTGAGAACGGTTTTGGTGCGATCTTCAACAACGCCAAGACCTACATCTATTCCCGCCCCGACGCCATGACCCCTGGCATGGGGTCGTTCCATTGGAAAACCACCGGCGTCAACAAAGTCCCGCTTCTTGAGCGTATGCGCGACTTTACGACCAACGGAATTCTGATTATCCGGTCCCGCGAGCTTGTTGACGAGATGCGTACCGTCACCCGTGACGGCGACAGCATCAAGTCCGAGGGTAGCGATCACGACGACCGCGTTCTCGCCATGGCTATCGGCATCGCCTGCTGGGAGCAGCACGAGCGCCGGTCCTTGATCGCGCAGGGGAAAACTTTTGAGCTTGCGAAAAAATCGCTTACGCCGCAAGCTCAAATGCAGCTATTAAATCAGTATCAACTGGACCGCTTCTTTCGCACGAAAGAGGGAGCGCGCCGTCAAGCCGCCGCCGATGCGCGGCGCAACGCATGGAAGGGACGTTAAGTGAGCAATGTCTTCGAGGGAGCACCCGACGCCCGTCAGTCGAGTGACGTCGCCGAACCAGTTTCGCGGTTCCGGCCCCGCTACCGTGCGCTGACTGACGCCGAGAAGTTGCTGCATGACGACATAAAGGCCAAAGCTGCCGAGTTGGAGCAGCTGTTTGAACAGGTCAAGCCGGGGCGCTATCGCTCTCTCGGGCTGACCGCGCTTGAAGAGTCCGTCATGTGGACGGTCAAAGAGTTGACGGCTTGAGGAGTTTTTGAGAATGAGCTACCCGATTTCCAATCTGCCGCCCGAGGGCGTGTTCGTTAGCGTGACGGACAACGGCGTTACCGTTCGCGCCGCCTTCTGGAACGGCCAGTGGCGAGAAGTCCTGGCCGATGGCGGCTGGCTGGTGTTCTCCGAGGTCGCTGAATGGGTTCACGAGGTCGCCGCTGCCGATGCGCAGCCGGCCCCCGTCGTCGAGCCCACTCCGGTTGTCGAACCCGCCCCAGTGGCCCCGACTCCCGAACCGGCTCCTGCCGTTGAACCCGCTCCGGCGGTCTAACCGCCATGCCGGTCATGCGCAGCTACCAATGCCCCGACTGCCAGGGTATTTTTGACCATCTGCATATGCGCAGCACGGACGAGCCCCCGGCTTTCTGCCCGCTCTGCGGCGCGTCCACCAGCGACGTGCAGCCGGAACTCTCGGCCCCGCGTATCGCCAAGTCCATCGGTAAAACCGGCGATGCCGTTTATCGTGGCATGGAGGACGGCTCGGCCCAGCGGGCGGCAATGGCGGCGGAACATCTTGGTTGCGACGTGTCCGACATGAGCGCCATGAAGGTCACGGACATCAAGGACAACACCCGCGAGGGTGAAACCTCAAACGTAGTTGCGGCCAATCCGGTCAGCAACTTCATGGCGCAGACAGGCGTCGGCGGTTTGCAGTCGGCCAGTCAGGCGGCGTCCTTCGCGGCCTCCACCAACAGCGGCCCCTTCGCCCGTGCCGGAGAATCCGCCCGCCAGGGTATCGTCGCAAACCACCAGCAACGCGCCGCCCAGGTTGCGCGTTCGGGGCAGCAGGGATCGTACAACGGCAGCTAAAAGAAAAGCCCCCGGTGCGCAAACACAGGGGGCTTAAAGTCTAGGGCGCGTCCGAAAGCAACCCTCTTGGGAGAGGCAAATCCTACGGCCACTGTGACCGGAAAGCAAGACCATGATTCTCCCCAGCAGCAAAAAAGACCTGATCGCCAAGGCTATCGATATCAAGGAAACCTGCCGGGCGTCGGCCTCGCAGCGTGCCGCCTTGGCCCGGGTGCAGAACATGTGGATTCAGACCGGGCAGAATACCGGCCAGCGGGCGCTGATCAACACTCTCTACGCCCACAATGATCGGCTCGCCTCGCACCTTTTCAGTCCGGCAGAGCTGCGGTTCACGATGGACTTTGAGGCTCACTACCCCGCGGAAACCCTGCACAAGGGCGAGATGGCGGCGCGGGTCATCACCCGTGAGTGGGAACGCAAGGACATCGACATGCTGTTCGGCTCCGCGGTCGGCGTGTCGCTGGATTACGGCGCGGCCATCGTCAAGCAGATGTGGGGGCACTCCGGCGTCGAGGCCACGCTGCTGATGCCCTGGCAGTTCGGCGTGTACCGCGAGGACATCAACAATCTGGATGACCAGGAGGCCGTTTGCGAAAGCGGTCACATGACCATCCACGAGGTGTGGCGCCGGATTAGCCATCTCTCGGGGGCGGAGGACATGTACAAGCGTATTCTGGCCCATGCGCGCCGGGATGCGGGGGACGACACGAACACCAGTTTCTTCCACCAAGTCATCTCCACCAGCACGCTCAACACGGACCTGACCACGCAGCGCGTTCAGCCCGGCGGCGTGGTGCAATTGGGGAATGACCCGTCTTCGGCGCTCCTCGGGCCGGAGATAAACACTGATCTGGTGTCTTATCACGAGATTTACGTTAAGGACGAGGCCACCGAGGACTATGTGACCATCCTGTTGCTGGAACCGGACATCCTGGTCAGCCCGCAGTTCAAGCGTACCAACCAATTCGCCCCCAAAGTCCAGCCGTTTACCCTGGTTCAGGCCAATCGAGTGCCCGGCTATTGTTGGGGGAGGTCAGAAATTGTCGATTTGATGGCGCCGCAAGGGCTTTTAGCGACGTGGCTGGAGGACATCCGGCGCGTCATGGGCGTCCAGTACGATAAATTGCTCGCTTTTGGCGGCTCCGAGGGCATGACAGACGAACTTTACGATCAATTCCGCTCCAGCGGCTACGCTAACCTCGGCCCGGGGGGGTCTGTCGAGGATTTGACCCCCCAGCTACCCGCCGCCGCGTTCCAGGCCATAGAAATGCTCAAGCGGCAGATGGATGAGGTCAGCGGCTTCGGCAATATGCTCGGCGGGCAGGGTGAGCCCGGCGTCCGGTCGGGGGATCAAGCCGATAAGATGATTAAAATGGCCTCGCCGCGCCTCAAAGACCGCGCGTTGATGGTAGAGCGGCAGTGCGCCAGCGCCGCCGACAAGACGCTGGACTTGCTCCAGGCGAAAGACGCTCAAGCCTACTTCACCGACCCCACAGAAGGGGAGCCGAGCGAGTTCCTACTGGCGGATTTGCCGGAAGACCGCCGGATTACGGTGGACAGCCACTCATCCTCCCCGATTTTCGCTGAAAATCACCAGGAATTAATTGCTTTCGGTATGAAGGCTGGTTTTATCGGCGGCGATTCCGCGATTGACCTTTTGCCGTTTCCCAGCCGCGAGCTTTTGAAGCAGAGATACATCAAGATGCAAAAGCAGAAGGCCGAGATGATTAAAGAGCACCCCGAACTCTTGACACACCAGAAGCCCAAGAAATAAAAAAAAGGGGGCCTCCGCGGCCCCCTTTCTCTTACCGCCCCGTAAACGGCGTGATGTTTCCGCCGGCCACGGGCAAACCGCCGCCCAGCTTCAACACCGGGTCCGCCGAGGCGAGCCGCTGCGTCTTGGCCTGAGCCCGAGCGTGCCAAATCGACTGCTCAATCTGCACGTCCAACGATTTTTCCATGTGGGACAGGCGCACCGACTGCAACTCCCCGAACACCGACAGATTGTTGCCGAAGTCATCCGGCGACACCAAGGCGCCTTCGCAGAACTGCCCTTCGGCGGTCTGGGCAGCGGCCAGGGTCTTAAAGAATAGACTGTCCTGCGTGGCGCGCGGCCCGTAAGTGACAGTCACCACAAAAATATCGGCCATTTAGCGTCCCCTTCGATTGCGTTTAATCCAGTCGTCTAGCTCGGGCCGTGAATAAAGAACGCGCACACCACGTTGGTGGCAGGGCGGGCCAACCCCGTCGCCCCGGTGGTCCGATAAGAACCAGCGGGACACGCCACAGTATGCGGCGGCTTGCTTAACGGTAAGCCATTCCTCAAACACGCTGTTACCCTTCGGATAGCCCCTAAACAGGCAACAGGCTACATCCTCCAAGTTTCCCCGTCAATAAGAACAGGCCATGGTAGCAATGAACCCGAGGCAGTTGCCTTCAAGGTCTACGGACGTTGGTGGCGGTTGTTGACAGAGGAGTCCCTTGGGATCACGTCGTAACCTTAGACATGGAGGCCATCATGGCTCGCAAGTCGCACCGCAAGGGTCGCAAGTAATTCCATGCCGGAAGTTCCCGCTCCCCCAGGCGCTCCCGTAGCGCCCCCCGCTCCTCCCGGAGCCGGCGCAGGTTCTGCACCGGGTCAGCCGCCTTTTGGCTCCTCCCCGGTCAGTCAACCCGTTCCGAACAGGGGGCATGAAGCTGCGGGTCTGTCCCGTTTGAGCGTGATCATCCGGCTTATGGAAGAAACCATCCCGTTACTGGGAGTTGGTTCGGAGCCGGGCAAGGACTTAGTGAAAGCGTTGAGCAATCTCGCCAAGCATGTCCCGCCCGGCGCCGTTTCTCCAGGCATCCAGCAGTCCACGATGGAACGCTTGATGCAGCAGCAGAAGCAGATGGCCCCGCAGATCGCCGCGATGCGCGCCATGCAGCCGGGACAACAGCAGGGGACGCCACCCGGCGCTCCGCCTCAAGCTTAAGGAATTCAGACGATGGTTAATATCTGGCAGAACGACACCAAGTCGATCCCCAAGAATTCTGACTCGCAGATCGTTCGGACCCCGATGGACCAGAACGAGATCGCCGGTCGCAAGGACCATTTGCCTCGGTCGGAGAAGTCCTCTGACATGAGCATCTCCCACGTTCCGAACCGAGGCTAATCATGGCGCTCGTCGAGATCGAAGACACCGAACTCGCCAGCTACAGACAGGTCACGAACGTTATGCAGCAGATGCTGAATAACCCCAAGACCCGCCGGCAGATTCTGGAAGCTCAGAAGACCCTCAACCCGAACATGGTCATCCCCGAACTGGATGCCGGTGAACCGCTGCGCCAAGAATTCGTCAAGCTGAACAGCCGTTTGGACGAGTTCGCCACCTCGCAGGCTGCCGATAAGGCCGAACGCGAGAAAGAGAAGCGCATGTCCGAGTTGCAGTCCCGCTGGGATCGCGGTCGGGCCGGTCTGCGTTCGTCCGGTTACACGGACGAGGGGCTGACCGAGGTCGAGAAGTTCATGGAGGACAAGGGTATCGCTGATCACGAGATCGGTGCCGCCGCCTTCGAAAAGCTCCACCCCGCTCACGAGCCTATCAAGGCCACCGGGGGCAACCGCTTCGATATTTTCGAACCGGCTGACCGCACCAGTGACCACATGAAGGCGCTCTATGAGAACCCGGATAACGAAATGGCGTTGAATGCCGCCATCAACGACACCCTGCGCTCGGTGCGGGGGCGTTAATGACCGCAGCCGCAGTCGCCAATTTTGCACAGCTTGAACCCGGCTTCGGCAGCGAAGTCGGGATATTGCTGAAGCATGGCGATTGCGAACGCGACTTTATCGATGACGCGCGGGCCGGGGCCGTGCCGACTGGAAAACAGTTCGAGGTTCCCCAGCGCGTTGTCGCTCCGGTTTCCGTCAACGTGATGGACGGTTTCCTCGGGGAGAAGCTTTCTCCCGATGTGCTGCTCCATGACGAAGCGGTGCTCGAAAACCGAGTGCTTCTTTCCGGTGACGCCGGACGGGACCGACACGCCCCAGTAGCCATTCCGCTTTTGGTGGCGGGGGAAGCCTTCGCCTTCGGCAACGGACTTAGCGAACTCAGTGGCGCGGTGCTCGACGCGGTAGGCGTACATACATTCCTTGCTGCAAAAGCGTTGCGCTCGGTAGTAGACCACACGCCCGTCGCCCTGAAATTTCTTCATGGAATGCTCTTTCCCGCAATGCTCGCAGGCGAACACATTCCGGCTTTCCGCCGCCGCGCGAAAGCCCGCGCCCATGCACTTTGCCGAGCAGTACTGCGGGTCTTTCCCGTGCTTGTTTCGGTAGGTAGCGATATCCCCTGGGCGAAGGGAGATTACCGTCCCGCAAATCTTGCACGGGATTTCAATACGCGGTACGCGGCTGACGGCCCGACCGTGGACGCTTTCGTATTCCCGAAGGCACGTCACGCAGCAGAATTTGCGCGCGTGGTCTTTGGGCTTCACCGAGAACTGCTTGGCGCAATTCTCGCAGTTTTTAACAATCGGCATGTTGCTCTCCTCTACAAGTACGAGATGAGTGTAGCCGGGATCATTCCGTAAGTAAAGGAGTTTCATCATGGCTATTCCTGGTACTGGGGCCGTTCCTACTGGAAGTCTGTATGGGGAGCTTTCTTCGGTAACTCGTAGAGCTTTCGTCCCAAGGTTGTTTGTGCAGATGTACTACTCAACCCCCACGTTCTTTTATCTGATGGGCAACGCCCAGAAGGTCGCGGGCGGCTTGAGCCAGATCACCATCCCGGTGCAGGGCCAGAGCATGGTCCAGGGCCAGTTCACCGGCTACGGCGGCGGCTTCAACCAGCCGAACATCACTCCCGGTATCCAGGACGCGCAGTTCAACACCTGCTATTGGGTTGTTCCGGTCCCCCTGCCCTTCGGCGAAACCGTCATCCAGGCCAGCGAGCGCGAGATTTCTCTGCTGAAGGCCCGCATGAACGACGTGTACGCCGTGAGTGTGCAGAACTTGGCCCCGCTGATGTTCTCCGGCTCGACCAACTCGCTTCAGCCGAACGGCTTTGCCGATGGCTTCGACAACGGCACCAACTACCCGAGCTACGGCGGCATCAACCGCCTGTCCGCGGGCAACCAGACTTGGAAGGGCAACTACTTCAACGCTTCCGCCCTGACCACGGGCTTTACCCGCAAGACCATGAGCCAGTACATCATCCAGATTACCGACGTGGCCGGCGGCGAAGCCCCGACCTTCGGCGTGATGAATCCGGGTGACTTCGCCACCCTGAACAACGACTTCATCGGCGTTGAGCAGATTTTCACCAAGCCGGGCAGTGAATACTCGATGGGCACTCCCGTCCGGTCGTCCTTCCCGAACGTGAATATCGCAGGTGTGCCGATCTTCGCTGATCACTTCTGCCCCAAGGGAACTGCGTACTTCATCAACATGAAGTATACGTCGTTCTACACGAGCGAAGACGCCGCCTTCGATTTCAGTGGTTTCTACTCGTTGGTTCCGCTCGGCCAGATCGGACAGCAGGGTGTTACAATCTTGGGCTACAACATTGTAACAGCCAAGCCGTCCGCGAATGCCGTCATCACCGGCTTTGCTGGCAGCGCCTTCTGATATTCTGGGACGAAAGGAAAAAGTATCATGGCTCAAAACCGCCTCTCAGGCCCGGGATTAAATCTGTCTTTCCCGCAAGCCCTCTACCCCACTTCGCTGACCGGCGCGGCCCCCACGCCCGCCACCAACGAACTCACCCTCGCTGCCGGTCAGGCGCTGACCATCCCCGGCGGCGATTGGGCGCTCAACCTTGGCAAGTACACGCTGATCCAGTACCTGGACCCGATTACCGGGATTTGGGTCGGCACCAGCGGCGAGCTGGGCACTCAGTTCATTCATTCTGACGGCCAGAACATCCGCATCGCCAATCTGACGGGTTGCCCGATTGGAGCGGTGATCACCAACGCCGGCACCAACTACGTCCAGGCCAGCACCACCGTCAGCCCCTCCGCTGGCGGCTCGCTCTGGAGCGCCATCGTCGGCGGCGCACTGAACACCAGCCTGAGCATCACCAGCGCCGGTAGCGGTTACACCGTTCCCCCGTTGGTCCTGATCCCGGCCCCGACCAACACCGCCCTGACCTATCCGGGCGTGCAGGCCACCGCCTACGCCAGCATCTCCAGCGGCACTGTTAGCGGCATCACCATCGCCAACCAGGGCGCCGGTTATCTGTCCGCCCCGAGCGTGACCCTGTTGCCGAGCCCCTATGATCCGAACTACGGCAGCATCGTGAATGCCACCGCCGTTTCGACCCTGACCGGCTCGGGCACCGTGACCGCCGTGCTTTGCACCAACAATGGCGCTCCGCAGTCCTCCGCCCCGACCCTGACCATCGCTGGCGTCGGCGCTTCTGCCGCTGCCACCGCCACCATGTGCTGGACCGCCACTGGCGCCTCCGTCACCGCTGGCGGCGCGGGCTACACCACCTCGACCGAAGTCACTTCTCTCGGCGGTCGTTCGGCGGCTACCCCGGTCTACACCAACCCGGCTATCGAGGCTCAGATTCTGAACCCCCGCCCCGCCGCCATGTCCGTGGCCGTGTCCGGCACCTCGATCACCTCCATCGGCACCGTTTACGACGGCGGCTTGTACGCGGGCACCCCGACTACCCTAGTTCTGACCAATGCCGTGGCGACCACCGCCGCTACCCTGGTCCTGACCCTGGGCAGCACCTCGGATACCTCGTACATCCAGCCTCTGTAAGTTCCGTTCCGAGTCTGGTACAGTAGGGCGGGCCTAAAAACCCGCCCTTCTTTTTTAGGGGTATTAGATGCTCGCCGCTTACCTGCTACGCACGACGCAGTTGCTCCAGAACCCCCCGGCTGCGGCTTCTCTGTACGCTACGTCAGACCTGACTTCGTACATAAACAGCGCGCGCGGTCAGATTGCGGGCGAGGCCGAGTGCATCCGCGTCATGGGAACCTTGGCGCTGACCGGCGGCACGCAGGCTTACCCCCTGGCCTCGATCAGCGTGAGCGGAACCGCAGGCGTGGCGAGCGCCCTAACCGTGCGCGGCGCTACGGTTTCTGTAGCGAGCGGGCAGGCGTGGTTGCATCCCCGGGCGTTCCCCTATTTCCAGACCTATTACCTGAATAATCCGGTGCCGCAGCAGGGGATTACCAAGCAGTATTCCCAATTCGGCCAGGGGGCGGGCGGCTCGCTTTACGTGAACCCGGTGCCCGACCAAGCATATACGCTGAACTTGGATTGCGTATGCCTGCCGGTCGTGCTGGTGGACGACACGACCGCCGAGGCCATCCCATACCCGTGGACAGACTGTGTGCCTTATTATGCGGCGTACCTCGCGTTGATGTCCGCGCAGCGCACCACCGACGCGCAGGCCATGTGGCAGCAATTTCAGACGTTTATGCAGCGGGCGCGGCAGCTGTCCAATCCCTCGGTCAACCCGATGCAAGCGGCGCAGAGCGGAAATCCGACCCGCGCCGGCCAGCTTGGCGCGTCTGCGGGAGGGCAGTAAATGGCGCTATTTGCCTATATGCAACAGGTTCAGCGCCTGATCAACGACACCAGCCAAGTGCTGATCAACCCCGCCGACTTGATTTCCCACATTAACTACGCCCGCCGCGAAGTCGCCATGCGCTCGCAGTGCGTTCGTATTCTGCCGCCCATATCGGGCAGCGTGACGACGATCACGGTGGTTAACGGCGGCACGGGGTACACCGCGCCCGTCGTGACCGTGACCGCCCCGGATTTTCCCAACGGCACCGCGCAGAACCCGCTGGGCGCGCAGGCGACCGCCCAGGCAACCGTGCAGGCCGGCGTTATCACGAATATCGACGTGACCTATGGCGGCAGCGGCTATTTCCAGCCCCAGATCACGATCACCGACCCCACCGGCGTCAACGCCTCGGCCCGGGCCGCGACATCCCCCACGAATATCACGCAGGACGGCCAGGAGATTTATCCGTTCTCCTCGTTCGACCTCTCGACGTTCCCCGGTGTGGCAGAGGTCATCGCCGTGCGCTCGGTTAGCATTATTTTTGCCAATTACCGCTATTCTCTGCCGGTCTGGTCCTTCAGCTCCTATCAGGCATATATTCGGCAGTTCCCGCTGACCTATCAGTACGTGCCCACCGCCGCCGCTCAGTTCGGGCAGGGCGCGAACGGATCGCTGTATCTATATCCCATCGCCAGTCAGCCGTACCAGATGGAAATTGACTGCCTGTGCCTGCCCCAAGACTTGCAGACCGACCAGGACGTGGACGTTATTCCGCATCCGTGGTCCGACGCCGTGCAGTTCCTGGCGGCGCACTATTGCTATCTGCAACTGCAAAACCTCAACAGTGCCGCGTATTATCGAAAAATGGCGGATGAGTTCTTGGTGCGTAGCAGAGGCGCGGCTAGCCCTGGCCGCGCCGTTAACCCGTACGGTTCAAGTCGTTGAGATGGATATAGAAAATGGCTGACGGCTCCCTCCCCGCATCCCCGCCCCAGACACCGGGTTTCCCGAGCAACCCGCTCCCCATCGTGTGGGACGGCTTTGCCGGGCTGAATACGCGCCCGACGCGCCCGGCCATCGAAGACCAGGAGATGTTCATCTGCGACGGGTTTATCCCCCTCGGAAAGAACAACCTGCGCACGCTCTTCGGCGCCGGCCCGGCGATGTACACCGCGCCCTCGGGCAAAACCATCGTGTTTTATGGCTTTGGCAACATCGCCTCCACCCCGATCTGCATGGTTTTCCTGTCGGACGGTAGTATCGTCCAAGTCAACACTACGACCGGCGTTGCCGTCATTGTTGCTCCAGTCGGGACAATCGATAACCCATCGCCGTCTTCGGTCGGGCTGTCGCAGTGGGGCAGCCAGTACATTATCATCGTGTCCGCGCAGCCGAATGGCTATTTCCTGTGGGACGGGCTGTTGTTTTACGAGCCCGGCACGCTGGGCTCCTATGTCGATATCAACAGCGGCGGGTTTGACTATACCTCCGCCCCGACGATTACCGCTGTGGGCGGCGCCGGGACCGGGGCGACGTTCGTAGCCACGCTCCAGGACGGCGCGATTGAGACGATCAGCGTGACAAACCCGGGCTCGGGATATACCTACACGGACTCGGTTTACCTATCTTTTTCAGGGGGCGGGAACGTCAATTCCACGGCGCAGGCGACGGCGGTTATCTCCGGCGGGTCCGTTTCCTCGATCAACGTGACCACCGCCGGCCTCGGCTACACCAGCACGACCTCCGTAACGATTTCGGGCGGCGGCGGTAGCGGGGCGGTAGCCACGGCCTCGGTAGCCGGGGGGTCCGTGTCAGCGGTCAACGTCACTACGGCGGGCCAGGGATACACCTCCGCCCCGACCGTGATTATCACGGACTATAATAACACCGTCGCCACCGCTACCGTGTCGGCCATGCCATTTGGTGTGAACGGAACGACGGTGGAGACGTTCCAGTCCCGCGTTTGGACCGCGAATGGGGCGAAAATCCTGTTCACTGCCCCTGCCAGTGTGAACGACTTTGGGGCCTCCGACGGCGGCGGGGCGTTTACCTCGAATGATTCGTTTTTGCGTATCGGTTTTTCCGCGTTGAAACAGTCGAACGGCTTTCTGTACCTGCTGGCTGATTCGTCCATGAACTATATCTCGGGCGTTCAGACGGCAGGCTCCCCGCCGACGACCACATTCACCAATCAGAACGTGGACCCGCAGATCGGCACCCCCTGGCCGGGCTCGGTTCAAGTGTTTTCCCGTAATATTGTGTTCGCTAATTCTTTCGGGGTGCATGTGTCTTACGGCGGTGCGGTGACGAAAGTTTCGCCGCAGTTGGACGGGTTCTTTGCGTCGGTGTCCTCTCTGACGGGCTTTTATCCGTCATCAGCAGTGGCGGTGATTTTTGGTATTCACGTCTACATGTTGTTGCTCCCGGTTATCGATCAAGTGACGGGCCAGCGCGTCAATAAGCTGATGATGTGGGACGGCCAGCGGTGGTGGACGGCAAACCAAGAGCCGAGCCTGACTTTTATCGCCACGCAAGAGCTTAACTCGGTGATGACCGCCTGGGGGACAGACGGAGCGTCGTTGTACCCGTTATTCCAGCAGCCATCCACGGCGCTGACGAAGACGGTCCAGTCAAAATTATGGGATGCGCCGGGGTATTATTTTACCAAAATGGCCGCTCGGCTCTACGGGATGGTCCAGTATAACGTGGCGTCCACGCAGCCGCTGACCGTGACGCTGGACAATGGCACGGTGTCCGCGACTACGGCCACTCCCGTCATGCCTCCCGGGCTGATGACGTGGACGAATAGTAGCGGAGCCGCCATCTCGTGGACGGCCCTGGGGGCGGTCCCGATGACTTGGTATTCCGGCGGGCAGTCCATCTTCGGCCCCCTGGCCGTTTCTCTCTCAGGGGCGTTGCTCGGTTTGACCGTTTCGACCGCCGCCCCTGATCTTTCCATCATGTCTCTGACGCTTGTCGAGACGGTACGCCAGGCCAATCTGTAGGAGGCATTGATGACTTTCACCCTTTTCGCCAATCTGACGCAGGCCACCGGCCAAGAGCTAGACGGTAATTTCGCCGCGCTGGGCGCAAGCGTTGTCGTCCCCTGCACCCTGACCGGCACGAACACCGTCACGCTGACCCCGCCGACGAGCTTGCCCGCTATCATGGCTTACGCCAATTACACGACCTTCTCTGCGGTGGCGACGGCGTACAACACCTCCGCGCAGACCATGCAAGTTGGCACGCTCCCCGGCGTCAACGTCTACAAAGACACTGCCGCCGGCCCGGCGCTGCTGACTGGCTACGAAATCGCGCCGAACAATCTGGTCGTGTACACTTACGACAGCGCGTTGAATAGCGGCGCTGGCGGGTGGCATCTGACGGTTTCGGCCTCCAATTCCGTGCAGCCGCAGACCGGCGTTGCCCGCACCCTGAGCGGCGTTGCCCCCGGCTCCGCCAAGACCGCGACTTGGGTCGTGCCTGAATTGACCGCCTCCGCCACCCTCGGCGGACTGTCGGTGAAGGGCGCCAGCCAGTCGCTGTCGTTCAACGGTGCCACCACAGGCGCGGGCGGCATGGACACGGGTGCTCCCCCGACCTCCGGCGCTCTGGCCGTCTACGCCATTTACAACCCGTCCACCGCCACCTGGAGTACGTTGGGCTACGCCTCTGCCTCCGTTGCCCCCGCCGCCGTGTACCATGGAACGCACATGCCCGCAGGCTACGTGTTCTCCGTGCTGCTGTGGACCGGCTTAACGGACGGCTCGGGCAATGTTCTCCCGTTCCAGCAATTCGACCGAACCGTGTTCGTCGGGCCGACGCAGGTTTTCACAGGCACCGCAGGCACGGCCAACACGTATGCTACCCTGGCGATTTCGTCGGCGGTGCCCTACGGCGCGCTGACCGTGTTCGGTACGGCGGGTTCGACCAGCACGGCGGCTGCCGCCCAGGTTGCCATCGCCTCCACGACCGCGGGCCTGTACGCGCAGCACGTTGTCTCCGGCCAGTCTGGAACTGCCCTGGATAGCTGGGGCTCTGCCGGGACGTTCAACGCGGTGCCGCTGACCACCGCCCAGCAGGTTGCCTGGAAAGCCGGGACGAATACCGTCAACACGACGATTTCGATCACTGGCTACACCTTCTAATGCTGGCGTCGCTGTACAACATACCGAAGGACAAAACCGCATTGGCGCAATTCAGCTTCGCCAATGCGGACGAACACACACAGATCAACTTGGGTATTTTGCAAAAATACAGCATCCAGATGCCTGATTACGTGCTGGACCCGATCCCGACTGACCAGCAAAACTGGCTGCAAACTCACCAGAATGTCCACAATCTGATGAATGCCGTGCTGGGGATTGCAGGGAACGACCTTTCGGATGTAGACTTCAAAAAGCCGAGTGAGCTTTCGTCGTGGATCTGGCTCCACGCGCAAGAGCATTACCAAGCCGCAAAGATATTGGGGATTTAGCGATGACTGACGAACTCCGCCGAGGCCTGGGACGCCCTCGCAAAGAAATCCAACCCCCGGAGCCCGCTCCGGTCTTCGACACCAGACCCGTCAAACCGATTATCCGCCGGCTGGATCAGGCCGCGCTGAATTTGCTCGCCCCCTGGCTGGTGCCGCTGCTGCAAGAGCAGTTTGGTGTGCAGAACCAGACCATCGTGAACGGCTGGCTGCGGATGTGGATGCTGGAGAACCAGTTTAACATCGCTTGCTCTGACCACGCGGTCGGGCTCGCCCAGATCGTCAACGACCCGATGGACCCGACGCCGATTGTGGAGGAGGTTTTTACCTTCTGCCAGCCCGGTTTCGAGACGGACGGCATCGAGATTTACCGGCATTTCGAGGCATGGGGCAAGCGGGTCCACGCCACCGAGTTCCGGTTTGAAAAAGCCGCTGGGGCGCGGAAGGAGCTTCTAAAAGAGGCGTTCCCCAAGTTCAAGTGGCGCTCCATCTGTTATTTGGAGCTGTGATGAATACGCAGACCCGCAGCATGTGCCCCGTTTGCTACCAGACGGTGCCGGCTGAACGGCGAATCGTGAACGGTGCCGTCGTGCTCGTTAAGCGTTGCCCGACACACGGCGAGACGACGGTCGTCCGTGAGCCAAATGCTCGGTTCTACGGATGGATGGCTGACACCGTGTTTGACGCCGATGCCGTGGCGGCGCGGACGCAAGCCACAATGATCAACACGACCGACCGCTGCAACATGGCTTGCCCGCAGTGCTATCACCAGCCGGACAAGGGCCCCGATCCTCCAATTTCCGATGTCGTGGACATCGCCCGGCTCGCCACGAAGAGAACGATTTGTCTTCTCGGGGCAGAATCCACCGTTCGCGTCGATCTGCCGGAATTAGTCTCCGCCATTCGAGAAGAAACCGGGAAACGTGTGGCGCTTTACACAAACGGGGTGAAGCTGGCTTCTCGACGATACCTAGTGGCCCTGGCCGACGCGGGGTTAACCTCTACGGCGGTGTCTCTGCAATTTCCTGAGTACGTCGGTCGGGAACTGTACGAAGCCAAGCTGCGGGCCATTTCGAATTTGCGTCACTCGCCCGTTGGGCTGTGGCACGTTGCGTTTTCCATCTGCAAAGCCGAAGATGTCGGCCCCGCGCTGGACGCGGCGTTATCGCTCGATCTGCCCCCAGAAACATACATCCGCATGCGCGTCACCGGAGCGATCGGCACGGATTTAGGAACGCCGATGGCCTTGTCCGAATTGGTTCACGCGTTTAACTATGAACTTGTCGCCCGAGGGCTGACGGGGCGCGTGATGAAGGGGAGCCACCCCTACGTGCTGATCGTGAAAGTGGGGAACCGGGACTTCTTTCTGCTCCGCTGGCCGTCCGTGGACGAGATTGACTTGGATGACTTGACGCACGCCCCGGCCCGCGGGCTGCTTATGCCTGAGTTAGGGGAGCTGCCGCTGGTGCAATCGATGCTGCTGTTTGCCCATATGCGAAAAGGGCGGAGTATCGCGGCATGAGCGTATTTCAGAGCAAACTGCCAAGGATCGAACGGGTTTTCGAAGCGGCGCGAGCTAACGAAATAATCAACCATCCAGCTGTGCGGCCATACGTGGCCGCTCTAGGAACCGGAGAAATTGACTTGGCCCCGGTTGCGGCGCACCCGGACATTTTCATTCTGCTCGGGGATTACGGCGTCTTCGTCCTGCGTCGGCTAATGCCGGGGGTTCTGGAAGTTCATACGCAGGTTCTCCCTGACGGACGGGGGGAGTGGACGGATTCTTTTATACAGGCCGGTATTCGGTGGGTCTTCACGAACACGGATGCCTTCGAGATTGTTACCCGCGTTCCTGAAGGACATTTGCCCGCCAAGGCAACAACAATCCGGTCCGGCATGACTTACGAGTTCACTCCCGATGCCCCGTATTTGTTCCGTGGCCGTTTGCGTCCGGTTCATATATACTCGATCCGTTTGCAGGAATGGGCGTCTCGCGCTCCTGAAATGGAAGAGACGGGGGCTTGGCTCCACGAACGGTTTGCCGAAGAAGGCGAACGCCTGGGGCTGGTGGGCGAGCCGAAGGGCGAAGCTCTCGAACGCGGAATCAAATGGGGCGAGTTGCATGAAGAAAAGCCCAGCCACAATCGGTACGTCGGCCTGGCGTATCACATGGCTCTCGGGGGAAACGCGGGGCGCGGGGTCACGCTCTACAATCGATGGGCTCTGGCGTCGTATCGTCCGACGCATCTGCTGTCGAGACTTATTTCGGCGGACCCCGTTTGCATTTGGTTCGATCATACCGAGCTAACCCTGTCACCGGAGGGAGATATCCGGTTGTCTCTGGAACGAGAGGTAACGCCGTGGGCGGAATAATTGAATCTTTCGCCGCGCTGACGTTTGCCGATGTCGCAACGGGCGTCGCAACGGGTGCCGCGGTCGGCGGGGGCCTTGGCGGGATTGAAGCTGCCGCGACCGGCGGAAATATCCTCACGGGTATAGAAGGTGGCGCGCTCGGCGGCGCGGTCACGGGCGGGCTCGGCGCGGGTTTCGGCGTGGGCGCGGAAGCCGGGGCTTTCGGCGCCGGCACGGCGGGTGACATTGGCGGCGGGGCACTGGCCGGCGCGCTCGGCGGCGTGGTTAGTTCCGGTATCACCGGAGGTAACATGCTGGAGGGCGCCGGACTGGGCGGCGTTATTGGTGGTGTGGGTGGGTACGGGAGCAGTAATGCCGGGGTTTCCGCGGCAGACACCGCCAACGCTACCCCGACCACCGGAACGGGCGGCGGCACTTCCGCGATTTCCGCCGGGGGCGCTAATGTTTCCGCGCCGGGAGCTATCCCCGACGACCTTACCGCAGGGACTGCCGCCGGTTCCTCCGGTCAGCCTGCCGTAAGCGTGACGGACATGGATTCCGCAAAGGGTGTTGGCTGGGGGTCTAATACCAGCCCAATCACGTCCTCCCCGCTAAGCAACGTCGGTGTTTTCGCAGGAAACGCTAACCCGTCGCAGGTTTTGGGGTCGATCACGTCCCCCGAAGCCGGCGGCACCGGCAGTTTTGTCAACAACCCGATCTACGGGACCGGGGCGTCATCCACTGGTAGCTTCCCCACGGGCGGCGGCACGGGCGTAGGCCAGGGTTCCCTGGCGGATGCCAGCAACTGGCTGACCAATAATCAAACTCCCGGCAGCGGCCTCGGCTCGTCGGGCGCGGGGGCGACCGGAAGTACGCCCAACGGAGCCGCTGCGGGCGGAAACGTCTCCTCGGGGAAGCAAATTCTTAACGCTCTCGGGCAGGGCGACCTGGGCGGCGTTGCGAGCGGTCTAGGGAACGCGGTCGTCAATAACCCCGGCGCGGTTGTCGGCGCGCTCGGCCTAGGTGCTTCCGCACTTACTAGCCAGCAGCAGCCCAAGGGCTACAATCAGGTATCCGGTGAGGCAAACCAGCTCGCCTCGCAGGGCGCGGCTCTCCAGCAGTCGCTTAACGGCGCGCTGCCTGCGGGGGCGCAGTCGGCGCTTAATCAGGCCAGTAATTCGGCCAAGGCGCGAATCCGCTCTACCTACGCCGCCAGCGGCTTGTCCGGCTCCACGATGGAAGCGCAGGCCCTGGCCGGCGTTGACCAGACTGTTGCCGCACAGGGCTTCCAAATGGCCGATCAGCTTTACCAGCAAGGCGTGCAGGAAAGCGGTATGGCGGCGAACCTTTACCAGCAGATAATGAATGTCAACGCGCAGTCCGACGCCGCGCTGTCCTCATCCATCGGTAATTTCTCCGCGGCCCTGGCCGGCGCGGGGGTGAAGAGCCAGGGTAATACATGACCGACGCCAGCGACACTCTCTCCGCGCTTAATGGCGACATGTCCACTTCGCTGGACAAGGCGACGAAGCCGAAAGCCTCCGGCGCCGGCGGCTATCTCGCTGACGTGAACGCGGCTGCGTCGAAGCAGCGCGAAGGCGCGCAGCAGCAGCTCGCCGACACGAAGGCCGAATCCGCTCGCTACGACAAGGAAGTCTCTGCACTCGGCCCGCCGCCCGCGCTTCACGCGGAAAAATGGACGCAGACGCCGCCAGAGAATGACCCAGTGAAGTCGTTCGGCTCGTGGGCCTCCGCCGTCGGCGTCCTCGGTTCTCTCCTCACTCGCCGACCATTGTCGAGTGCGCTGAACGCCTCCGCCGCCGCCATGAACGCGCAGCGGTCGAACGATCTGGCCGCGTACAAGGAAGCCAGGGACGCCTGGAAAGAGAATACCGAACTGGCGATGAAGCAGTCCGAGTATGAGCTACGGGTGTACGACGGTATCTATAAACGCGCCGGGCTGTCGCACAACGAGAAGATGGCCGAGATTTCCGCTGCCGCCGCCGCCAATAAAGACGAAGCCATGTCCTACATGCTTCAAGCCAAGGGGGTCGAAGGGTATCAGGAGCTGATGCAGTCTCGCCAGAATACGGCTAAAACCGCGCAAGAGATGTCGCACAACGCGAGTGTCTACGCCGACGAAACGCTGCAACGCATGGAAACGAAAGCCGCCGTCCAGCAGTACGTCGAGGGCAAGGCCCAAGAGTGGATGGCCGCGCATCCCGGCGTGAAACCGAATCCGAACGACCCCCAGGTCAAGCAGCAGATGCTGGCGTGGGCGAAGGAAGGGCAACGGCTGGAAGAGTCCAAGGACGCCAAGGCAAAAAGCACCGGCAGCCAGCTACCGACCATGAGCACGGTCGAGGCGCAAGCCGCGCAGGCGCTTATCGCGCAGGGCAAGTCGCCTATCGACGCGATTAAGGAAGTCAAAGCCGCCGGCCAGAGTACGCCGCGCTCTCCGGTGTCCGCGATGCTCCAGAAATGGAAAGAGGAGCACCCGAACGCCACCGCTGACGACGAAATCTCGGCTTATGCTGAGATAGGAGAGCGGGCGAAAGCGTACCGGGACTTCGGCACCGGGACGCAGGGCGACCAAGTCCGCGCGTTCAGCACCGCAGTTTCTCACCTTGGCACTTTGTCGGAGGCCAAGGCCGCGTTGGACAGCGGCGACCTCCCGAAGGCTAACGAGCTGATCCAGTCAATTTCTTCCGAACTCGGTCATCCCGAGGTCAAGACCTACGACGCGATCAAGCAACTGGTCGGCGACGAAGTGTTCAAGGGCATCGTCCCCGGCCATGGCTCGGTGTACGAGCGCGAAGAAGTCGGCAAAAGCTTCGAAGCGGCAGACAGCCCAAAAGCCTACAAAGGCGTGGTCAAAGGTCTGTCCAGCCTCATGGGCGGGCAGCTCACCGAGCTGGAGCGGCAGTACAAGCGAACCACGAAGATGAAGGACGGCTTCGAAGGCGCGGACTTCTTATCCGATGACGCGAAGGCCGCTTTTCGTGAGTACAAGAAAAACCACGAGGGTAAAGGCGGGAAAACTTTTGACCCGACCGGGCTTACCTCCGCCACAGGCCCGAATGGCGCGAAGATTTACAAAACCCCCAACGGCTGGGTGAACGAGAATGGCGACCCCTACAAATAATTCCGATCTTCCGCCGGGGTTTACGCTTGATACGCCTCCGCACGAGGCCGTGTCCGATCTTCCGCCGGGGTTCAAGTTGGACGCTCCTGGCGACGACATCCCGCAGCCCGGCAAAACCTACGCCCCCGCCAAAGCGGAGCCCTCGACTGGCGACAAGATAAGATCCGCTTGGCGCGACACGTTCAGCGAGCCGTTGGGCATGAGCGAGGACACCTACCAGAAGATAACGGGAGGCGGGGCCACGATGGACCCGGTGAATCGCCCGTTGCTGAAGGGGGGAAGCGCCGCGCTCGACGTAGTGGCAAACCGAGTTCCCGAAGCGTTGAGCCGTACCGCCCAGATAGGCGCAGCGGCGGTAGTCCCTGACACGGTGTATCGGGCTCTGGGTTTTGACCCGGAGACAGGCCGCGCAAAGATGGAGCGCGACACAAAAGGTCTTATCGACGCAGGCGGTATGCTTTCCGGTGCGCCGGGAGCGACGGTGGCAGGGGCCGGTAAAGCCGCGAAAGTTGCGTCTGAAGGGGGGAAACTCGTCGGGAGCGGGGTGCTGCTCGGAGGTGTCGAGGGGGCCAAGGCTCTGGGGGGTACGCTGGAAGCGCAGTTACTGGCCGACGCCGCGAAAACGGCGGGCGGGAAAGTTGCGTCGGGGGCGAAAGCCGTCGCGGATGTGGGGGCAAAGGCCGTTGAAAAGCTTGGCTCCCTCGCAGCGGGGACACCGAGAGAGGGCATGCTCGACCTTCACCGCGCCGGGTGGAAAGTGCCCCCTGCGCAAGCCGTAGAAAACCCAGGAACTGCTGCCGATCTTCTGTCCGGGCTCCAAGGCAAGGTGAAGATCAATCAGGCGTATTCTGAGGCGAATTTTAAGATCGCTACCGAGAAAGCGAAGGCTGACTTGGGGATGGGCGAAGAAGATAACCTGTCGCACGAATCCCTGGAAGCCTACCGGGAGAAAGTGGGTCGCCCCGCATACAACGCTGTGCGGGCGATTATCCCGCCAATGCCGGTGGGCGATAAGCTGTCCAAGTTTACCTTCGCGGATAAGTACGTGAAAGATGGTAAGCTCTCGCCCTCGGATGCGGTCCAATGGGTGAAAGAATTGCGGTTCGACGCTAAGGCCAACCTCAAAGGCGCGGCAGACCCGGAGAAATTACGTCTCGGGATGGCGCAGAAAGCGCAGGCTGACGCCGTTGAACGGCAGATCGAAACCGGAATTAACAGCGCGCCCCAGCTCCTGTCGAGCAACATTAAAGCCCTGCGAGCCGAGCAAACCGGGCTGATAAAAGACATCACCCAAAAGTCCAACGCCGTGGCCGCAGAGCTTAAGAAGCCAGCGGGGATGCACTACACTTTCTCGGAGGCGGCTCGACACGACGCCGCGCTGGAGCGTTTGGGCGAAGACATCGCGGAGGGCCGGAAACGGCTTTCCGGGTTGAGCGCCGAACTGGAAGAAAATTTAGGGAAAGCCGCGCGCGTGAACGACCTGAAAACGCGCTCGTCCCTTATGCAAGCCTTTCGAGACGCCCGCACCAAGATAGCGAAGTCCTACGACATCGAAGACGCGACCACGGCCAGTGGAGAAATTATCCCGCACCGGCTGGCTGCGCTGGCCGCGCATGGCCGACCGCTTTCTGGCGGGTTAAAAGACATCGCTACCGCAGCCGAGAGAATGCCGAAGGCTATGCAGCGACCCGCGCAATTCGGCGGGACGGAAAATATTAGCCGGCTGGACTTGGGGTATGCAGTTCACGAAGCCTCGAAGGGAAACGTCGTTCCGGCGCTCGGGGCGATGACCCGTAAGTTGTCCCGAGGAGTGACTTCCTCGGAGGCGTACCAGCGCGGGATGTTCGGAGGGAGCCCGCAAGACGTACTGGAAGACCTCAAGGGCCAGATGAAATGACCAAAAAACCCCCCAAACAGGACGACATCGGCGCGAAACTCGCCGCCTTGGCCCTGAAAATTGCTGACGACGCCAATGCGGAGGGTGTACTGTTGGTGGATCGCTTAGATGCTTTTAAGCAGTTGACCACTTACTATGTCAACACCACGAAGGTCGCGGCGAAAACCACAACTGATGACGACGGGGAAGGTTCGATTCATGACTTCAGGAAACGCATCGCGGCTGCAACAGGTGGGCCAGGATCGAGTGATCCCGGAGACACCACAGAATGACCAAGCGGCTGCCGCCATGCAGTTGCTGCTGTTAAGCATCAAAACGATCAGCCAGCGGGCGCTGATTGCTCTGTCCAATCTGTTCACCGTCGCCGCCGTGGGGTCTACGTGGTGGCTGTTTAACGAGGCGCTCCCGATCAATCCGAGCGCCAATCAACTTATCGGCCTCGGCTTGTACGGGGTTTTTGTCCTGGCGATTCATTGGGTGCGGCGTTAATGCGACCAGTGAAAAAGCCGAAGCCCCGTAACGGGAAAAAAGGTGGAGGATTTCACTGATGATTCGTCGTCTCATTATCGCTTTGGCGTGCTGCCTTGTCAGCGGCGAAGCCTTCGCCCAAGCCGCCGTCACAACCTATTCTGTCACGGGGCAAACCCCCACTGGGCAGTTGATCACCGCGCCGAACCCGGCGAACGTGATGGCCGTTCCACTGAACGACGCTACCGGGTTGGAGCCCTCGTACACGGCCTCGCAGTCTTTCGCGGCTACGACGGGGGTGCTGTTCGCGGTTTGCGGTTCCTCGACCAAAATAGTGCAACTGCGGAGTATCCTCCTGGGGGGCACGGCTACCACCGCCGGGTCGCAGGTTATCAACCTGATAAAGACCTCTACCGCCCCCAGCGCGGGCACGGCGATCACCCCGACTTCTGTGGACTCGAACGACAGCGCAGCGACCGCCACTGCGGCGTATTATACCTCGGCCCCCACCGCGGGGACGCCGGTAGGCACGATTGACGTGTTCACCGCCGGGTTCCCGTTGGGCACCTCTCTCGGACTTCAGACGCCTTCCCTGCTAACGGCTGCGGCTGGACGAAAGCCGATTACCCTGCGCGGGACCAGCCAGTGTCTCGAAGTGCAAACCAACAGTTCGGCGCTGACGGGGGAATCCATGCAAGTCACGATCACCTGGACTGAAGGAACGACCGCGCCATGACCCGCCGTATTCTCTTAGCTCTTCTGCTTCTCGGCGGCGCGACTGCGGCTTCCGCGCAATCCGTCCAGCAAAGCGGCTCCGTTACGACGGGGCATTTGTCATCTTGGGCGACCTCCGGCGTGCTCCAGGACGCCGGCACGGCTACCGCCGGAAAGGTCAACTCCCTCGGGCTGTACGGCAATGGCGGCACCCCGCTCTGCATCACCCGCAGCGCCACCGCCGGGCCGTTCACCGGGGGCTACTCCCAGCTTTGCTCCGGTATTTCGACCTCGGGCGCGTACCTGAGCATCGGGAATTTTGGCGGTGACGCTACCACGCCGTTCCAGATCATCCAGAATGGTACGACCATTTTCCAAGTGTCCACCTCCGGGACCAGCCTGCCGCTGACCAGTGGATACCTGTTCGTCGGCAACGCCTCCAATATGTCGGCGGGCGTTCCGTTGACGGGTGACTGCTCGATCACGAACGTCGGCGTCATCACCTGCACCAGCACCAACGGGACCGCCTTTAGCGCCCTGGCTACCGCGGGCTATGACACCAATTTCACCCTCGCCAGTTCCAAGCTCGCTTTTGCTAATGTCGCCAGCGGCAACGTCCTCGGCAATAGCTCGGCGGGCAGTCAGGAGCCGACCTCGACCACCCTGACCTCCCTGCTCGACCGCAATTTCTCTGGCACGCAGGGCAGTGTTCTATACCGCAGCAACGCCGGCTGGTCCGCGCTGTCCCCCGGCGTGTCGGGGCAAGTGCTCCAGACGCAGGGCGCGAGCGCAAACCCGGCTTGGGCGACGATTACCGGCATCGGCACCGTGACAAGCATCGCCACCAACAACGGCGTTACCGGCGGCACGATCACCTCATCTGGCACCATCGGCCTCGCCAATATCAGCGGCGGGCAGGTTCTGGCGAACGCTACGTCGTCCAGCGGCTTGCCGATGGGCACTTCGGCCCCGGTGCTGGGCGTCAATGCTGCGACCGCCGGTACTGTCGGCCTCGCCAATGGCGGAGGGTCGGGCGCGACGGTCACGGTACAGAACCCCAGCGCCACTACGGCATACAACTTCAACCTGCCGGCCACGGCGGGAACGACGGGGCAAGTCCTGACCTCCGCTGGCGGCGGGTCTTCCCCGATGACCTGGGCAGCGGCTCCCAATATCCCGGTACGCCAGACCGTACTGTCGGGGGACGCGACCTCTGGCGTAGCGAGCTTTATGACGACGGGCAGCGGGCTCACCCCGGCCTTCACCGCCACCGCGCCATTGGTGATGACTTTCGCGGGGGGCTTCGGCGCGAACGGCGCGGCTGACCTCGTAACCTCGCTGTCGTCGGGGACGGCCACTGCTGCCTGCCCTGCGAGCAATACCGATTACGTCTACGCCACTTACGCCAGTGCGACCAGCGTGACCTGGGGCTGCACGTCGCTACAGCCGGTATACCAGTCAACCGCGCCCTCCGCCCCTTCGACGGGGCAGTACTGGTTCAACACCGCGGCCTACGTGATGCAGTCTTGGAGCGGCTCTGCTTGGGTAGCGAGCAATACGGTATTCGTTGGAGAGGCTGTAGCCGGGTCCAGCACGATTACCAGCGTGGTCAGCTATGCCTTTCAGCGTCAGTACGTCCCCCCCTGGACGAACACGCTTCCGGGTACGGTGACGGTTGTAACAGTGGCGGATAACCTCGGAACTTCGCTTAAGGATGTGAGGATTGAGATTATGAACCTCACGGCGGAAGGCGGGTATAGTGTCGGGGATATAGTGGAACCGGGGACGTCACCAGGCAGCGCTTTTGCCATGCAATTTACCCCCGCAAAGCGTCGTAATTCCAGTGTATTCGTCACGGGGTTGAGCAGTGCGTGGTACCTCGTAAACCTCAGTACCGGCGGCGGCTTTGGCGGTATTACTCCCGCAAACTGGGCCTATCGCGTTCGCGTCAAGGGAGGTTTTTAATCATGACTTACTGGTATTCCCCCACTGAAGGCTACCACGAAGGCGATGCGGTCTTTGCAGACGATCAGCCGGTTCCGCAACGCCCCGACGCCACCTATATCTGGCAGAACGGCGCTTGGGTAATTGGCCCCACGCCGGTCCCTGCCAGCGTCACGCGCTTCCAGGCGCTGGCCGCGCTGTCGAACGCGGGCCTGCTGACGCAAGCGCAAGCCGCAGTCAACGCGGCGGGCGGGCTGACGCTCCTAGCATGGGATAACGCCCAGAGCTTCGAACGCACGTCCCCGACGATGACCGCGCTGGCCGCGACTTTGAGCCTCACATCCGCCCAAGTGGATTCCTTGTTCATCGCCGCCGCGAAGATTCAGGCTTAATCCGTTGAAAATATGAAAAACTCCCTAGACTGGGATACCGGCTTACGCGAAACTAAACCGCGTGTAAGCCGGGTAGGGGAAGAGGAAAAATCCGTGGCCGGCGACGACATACTACTCCTGATGGGAAAACTGAGCGCCGACATGGAAGAAGGCATACGCCAGCGGGCGTTACAGTTCGAAAAACTGAACAGCCTGTCCAACCAAGTCACTGAGCTGTCTACCTCGTTTAACTCTCACGCAGAGAACGAGGAGCAGTGGCGGATAGCTTGGCACGCGCAGATGAAATCCCTCGCAGGGGAGGTAGGCACCATGCGCACTGAAGTCACCGTTCTCCAGCGCGCGGCGAAGATCGAAGACCCTGAATCTATCTTCAGCAAGATCGAGCGCAAGCACGTCATCCTCGGCGGCGTCGCCAGCGTGACCGGGATCATGTTTCAGGACTATATCCGCAAAGCTATCGAGTGGGTAGCCTTGCATCTCAAGTGAGGTATCTCATGGACGGGACGACATACACCAAGCTCTGCGAGGGCTGCAATCTCACCGCAAAGCTAGACCTGGGCGGTAATTTCGAGATTGGCTACGGGCACAACAGCCCGTCTATCGTCCCCGACGCCGTGTGGACGCAGGAACAGGCCGACGATCAATTCGCCATTGATTACGCGAACGCTGCCGCTTGGGCGCAAGCCGATCTGGGTGCTTCTGACTGGCTGGCGCTGGACCCAATCCGCCAGGCGGCGCTAACCGACATGGCCTACGAACTAGGAAAAGCGGGCCTAGTTGGGTTCCCCCATATGCTCCTGGCCGTGCGCCAGCAGGCGTGGGAAACCGCCGGGGAGGCTTGCCTCGCCAGCCGCTACGCTACCCAAGTTCCCGATCGCGCACATCGCACGGCGTTTATGCTGGCGAATGGAGCGTGGCCCGCGGGGTACGGCGGCTGATGGACCCCCGGGTCTTCGCCCAGCTATGCAACGAGGCTTATTCGTGTGAGCCGGATTTAGAACACAAATCCGCCCGACTGATTCTACGCGATACCGAGTACGGGCGCTGCGCCGCTTTCCGGGGAACCGACGACGGCGCTTCCGCGCTCACCGACCTGGAATTCATCCCTTGCGTGGTCAGAATGCTCGGTTTGGTTCACCTGGGTTTCTGGGAAGCTCTCGACGGGATTTACGACGCCGTTATCCCCAAGAAGCCGATCATCCTCACCGGGCACAGCCTGGGCGGCGCCCTCGCGCTGCTGCTGGCCGCACGAATGACGCTGGACGGGGCGCCGCCGAAGGCCGTGTTCACGTTCGGCGCCCCCCGGATTTCTATCGGCGGGCGTGCGCGTTTGGTGCTGCAAAACGTTCCGATCTTGATGTTTCGCCACGGAATAGATATTGTACCAGAGGTTCCGCCCGGGTTTGAGCATCCGGCGGTTCTTACTGAAATCGGCGTGGCTGGGGAACCAATCGCAGATCACGCCATAGCACGGTATCTCGCCGCGCTTTCCTGAAAGGGGAAATTATGGACCTGACCACGATTTGGACCAGCATTTGGCCCTACTTGGGGGCCGTCGTCGCCGTCGCCTCCACCATCGACGCCGCCCTGCCGCAGCCGAAACCCGGCTCGCATTGGCTGGTGCCGCGCAAAATCCTGTCTTTCATGGCCGTGAATATCGCCAGTGCCAGCAACGGAGCCCAGCCGCCGTTCACCACTTGGCTGCTGCGCATCGTCACCCCGGCCTTGCAGGCTCAGGGCTTGCTGCCCGTTGCGACCGCCGCCGAGGCTGTTGTGAAGCAAATCGAAGCCCCGGCTCCCGCGCCGGGCACTGAACCCGCCCCTGTGGCGATTACCCCGGAGCCGTCCAATGCGTAAAGTTCTCCTGCCCTTCGCCGCCCTGGCCCTGCTGGCCGGCTGCGCCAACCTGAACGACCCGACCACCGCCATCGTCACCGCTGAAACCGCGTATGCCGGGGCCGTGTCGGCTGAAATCGTCTATCTGAACAGCGGCAAGGCGGACCCTGTGCTGGTGAAGCAGATCGAGGGCTACCGCCTGAACGCTCACGGCGTTCTCGCCCCCCTGGCCGAAGCCGCCGGTTCCGGTACACCGCCGACCAGCGACGAAGCCGCCGCCGCCCAAGCCGCGGTTACGGCTTTCGAGGAATTTCTGACCGCAAACAAGATCGGGAGCAACTGATCATGGACTTGACCGTTATCCTCGCGCTTCTCAACGCCGCCGCCACGCTGCTGCCGGAAATCGAGAAGATCGTCCCCATCGCTGAAGCCATCATCTCCGGCCAGACCGTGACTTCGGCGCAGGCCGCGCAGTTGTGGACCGTCATCGCTAATCTTGAATCCGTCGCTGCCGCTAAGGCCGCGCAGGTTGAGAACCCGGCTTAAGTAAAGGAAAACGGCGTTTCCTGTACACGTCAACGCGACATGTTAAGGAAACGCCGTTTTTCTATATACGCTGAACGGGCCGGGACCGTGCGCTCAGGAGGCCGTCGGCTAAGAGAGCGTTCGCCTTTTCCAGCTCCGCCCGCTTCTCGTCCAGGTGCAGCACAGTCAGCATAAGCCGCTCTGCTGACGGGATCGGCGCGACACCGTTTCGTACGGCGGCGATTTCCATTGGCAGCATGGGGTAGGTGAATTCTTGGTGCATGACCCTATTTCCTATAGCGTTTAGCGGAGTACCCCTCCGCCGTTATGGGGAAGCCCTTGGCCCAAGCGGGCAGTTCGCACATGACCCGCTCCATCTCGGCCAGGGAGCCGAAGTCCTCGGGCACTTCACAAACGATTTCGTCGTGGACGGTGAAGGCGATTTCGTAGCCCACTTTGTCCAGGCGCTTCATTGCCTCGGCCAGCACGTCACGACAAATCGCCTGGGTACAGTTGTGGACGACCATCGCGGGGCCTCCGCCCTCGGGGCGCACAACGAAACGGTTGCGAGGTCCGCAATCGAGGATATCTACAACCTGTTCGTAAAATCCGGGGGTATCAGCAACATGGAGTCGGGCCACCCCTGGTCCAAACGATACAGGATGGTCGTGTAGTTTATTCCCGACCTCTCCGCGGCTTCCGCCACGGTGATGTCCCCAAAAATCGTGCCGATTATTCGGTTGTCCCTGCGATTGCGGGCCTGCGCCTTCATCGTGGCCCAAGTGCAATTCTCCGGGGTGTAGTTCCCGTTCACATCTATCCTCTCTAGGGTTAACCCCTGGCGATAGCCGGGGCCCGTGTCGTCCCAAAAATTCTGAAACCCCTGCCGCCATCTCTCGCAAACGCTGATTCCCCGAGCGCCGTAATTGTGCCAAGCCTGATGTGTCGGTAAACGGCATCGGTCCAGCATGGACCGCCACACATGAAACGCGGGATGTCCGGACATTCCGTGAGTAGAATTGGCTTTCCCGATAAGCTCTCTGGACTTGCACCCGCAAGACCGTGAGGCCATGCCTCGGGAACGCGATAAGTCCGAAGCCACGTACCTTGATTCTTTTCCACAAACGCAGCGCGCGACCCAATATGATTTGCATCCGTCCGAGCCGTCGTATCGTACCGCGGTCAGGTATCCGAACGTCTGCCCGGTCAAGTCCCTCGCACGATGATGCATTCTTCCAGCCCTCAATGGTGAGGATGCGGTGGTCCCCCGTCATACGAACGCCGCTTACTTCTATGGTAGGCTGGGTGCCCTTGCTGATAAGGCCGCCATGGCTGACCCATGAGTCGCCATCCCACAGAAGATCGTCCGCTTGAAGTTCCGAAATAGAAATCCAACCTCTGTACGATAGCACATCGGTACGGAGGCTCAAGCAGTTTTCGCACAGACTTCCGCCATACGTGAACTGGCGAACCCATTGCTTAGTCTGCGCGTGGACGCCCATGAAGGTTAGCTGGTCTTTCTGCCATGTCTCCCAGCCGTCGCGTTCGTACTCCCTGACTTCGCTCGCCTTGATCTTGCGGATTTCCCTGATCGGGGGGATGATCTCTTCCGCCTCTTCGATCAGCGCGGGCTTTCCGGGGGCACGGGCAAGCCATTGAACTCGGAGCTCGGGGTACGGATAGCACAGGCACCGTTTGGACGGGAGCTGCGCCCACAGGAACGACCCTGACTTTCGGAAGCGTATTTGACGCCCCGGTTCGCCAGCTTCTGTAACGCTGCCCGGCTGTCGAACGGCGGCGACTGCCGCGGCTTCCAGGTCATACCAATACTGCGTGATCTTTGGATATTTCGCCCGCCACTTTTTCTTGAATTCATCCACCTCGGCGTCAGAGAACGTAGCCGCGCCAACGGCGCCGGATTCCATTTTACGGTACGCACCGACGCCGCCTTGATATCCGAAGGCCAGTTCGCAGTTATGCACTAGCTTTCCAGATACCGTGAAACGATGGAGGGGTCCGGCGTCGAGAATGTCCCATACACGCCTTTTGGTTTGCACGACGGAAGATTGAAGAATCGGTCGGCTATCTCGGCGTCCGTGAAGTGGTACATTAACCGCTTCAACGTCGCGTCGGCGTACTTGACCTCGGGGTACATCTTTCGAAATAAGTGGATAGCCTCCACGTTCGGAGCGCGAATCCCCTTCACCTCCGAGGACCGAGTTATCCGACGATTGATCTGGTTTGTAGACTGGGGGGCAAACCGAAGATTTCCGGGGGCGTAGCCCTTGTCGTTGTCTATACGGTCTATTTCGATTTTGCGGTCGGGCTCCTCCGGGAGTGCCAGGTTGTCCAGCACCCACCGTATAGCCTCCGGTACACTCGGGAAGTCGAAAGTTATCCCCCTCCCCCCGTAGTTCGAATACTGACGGTATCTCGGGTTTACGCAGCGGTTGTGCGCCGCGTGCAGCCGTTTCGAGAGCCAGTTGTGCATGGGGTGAATAGTCTGGCTGCACGACTGGCAGCCTTTCGTCTTCCCCCGGACCAAGTTGTCGTAATTGATCAATTTCTCGGTGCCGCACTTGACGCAACGAGTATGAAGGTAACGGAACCTCGATTGGTGCCCGTGCTTGTCTAGCTTCCCCCGCCACACGACCTCCGCAGAAGTTACCACCACCCATCCAAATTGCTTCCCCAGCAACTCCGGTCTGTGCGAGGGGGATTTCTTCCCTGGCGCATTGCTCAAATAGGAGTTCTCTCCCGTCGAAAGTGAAGACAACGTGGTCGGGGGTAGCGACAAGTCCGTCATAGCAGATAGTCTCCTTTAGGCCGTTACACACGGTCCCTTTATGAGACACCCATTGTACCCCATCCCACAATTTATGGAAAGTAGTTACTTTCTCTATGGGTACAAGGCCGGAATCTGTGAGAACAAGTTGCCCCTCCGCGATGCACGTTTTCCCAGGCTGTCGCTCGGGGGACTCCTTGTTGAGGGTGGACACCGGGACGCCATAAATCGCCGCCGCCGTCACCAGATATAAATCTGGCCCTTCCTTACGGTCGAACGCCCGGAACGCCTCCAGCTTAGATTCCTCGCCGGCCAGCCAAGCGAGCCCCCGGCCTTCGATGTTAGAATAGTCCGCTACGACAAGCTTCTTGCCGGGGGCCGCGCGAATGAACGAGCGGAGGCAATCCGACAGCACGCCCATCGGCGGGCCATAAAACAAGCGGATGTTGTCCGCGATCTCGTTGGGGGTCATGCCTCATCCCCCAGCATGTCCATCACTTCCCCGATGGCGATGCTTTTCTTGTCGGTCAAAATAGACGGCCTCGGAAAATTCTGTGGCTGAAGCCGCCGCCCCGCGAATCTGCCGGTGCTGGCCCCGTGGAACTGTGCCGTGCCCTTCACCCGCCCGTTTGAACTCGCCCCCAGCCGCATAGCCTTTAGCTTGGCCGTAGACGACTTTGCGGCCTCCTGGCGCAGCATGAGCGCCTTCCGGGCCACCTCGGGCAAGCCAGGCAGTGCCAGGGCCGCCAAGACGTCCCCCTTGGCAACGGCCTCCATCGGCACGCCCTGCCCAGTTAGCCAGGCCAGGAGCGCCGCCGCCTGCGAACAAGTCCGCACCGCGCCGTTGGTGGTGAACAGCATTTCCTTATCCAGGCGAGCCTTTTCCAGCTCCACGATTTTAAGGGCATTGTCGATGGCGGGGAGGTCCACAAAGATCCCTCGATCATTGATCTCCTGGTCCAGAACCCAGAAATCCCACTCAGACGGGATCAGCGTCATAAGCCGCTTTTCGAGAGCGCGTTCGACCTTGGTGTCGGTGGCGCAATATTCACAGAGCCGGTCCATCATCTCGGCGGTGTACCACCAGACCGCCACTTCGCCCCCGGGGAGAAGCGTGGCAATCCGTTTGTCGGACTTCGCCAGGGCTAAATCCGCGTCGTAGGTTTTCTCGCCGGGGGCGGTAACGCGGCGCGGCTGCGCCATTTTCATCATCAACTTACGGCCCTCCGTGTCCTTGCGGACTTCCAGACCGGTGGCCGCAGCCGCGTTCTCCAAGCTCGCGGCGATTGACATAGCGTGAGCCATAACCATTGTGCAGCGTTCCCGCTCACGGGGGATGACCGGCCAGCCGTAGCGCTTGGACAAGAGATACCGCTCCATCGTCTGCTCGAACTGGCTGTTGTGCGCCATCGCCAGCCACTCGGGGTTTTTGGCGCACTCGATGAACTCGGGTGGGCACGGCTCCCCCCAGCGCCACATCTTCACCGGGCCGTCGTCCACCGCGTAGCTCATGCACAGGACTTCCGTGGAGGGGTCTTCGGCATATTTATGGACGCCGGAAGTCCGGAGGTCGCAGGCTGACCGCGTTTCGTAGTCCCGATGCAGCGTGGTCATCCGAAGATATCCTCCTCCGCCGGGTTGCCGACGTTCAGCCGACCGCTGCGCTCGTCAGCAAGCTCCCCCTCAAGGGTGTCCACCTTTTTCGCGAGCTCCTTGTTCTCCCGGCGCAGAATCACCACGGCCCGCACCAGCTCCGTCACGTCGTTGTTGCCTTTGTGGCGTAGCTCAATATTCAAGAGCGAGTTGTCATCGATGTCGATCATGGCGTTTCCTCCTCTTCAGGAATTTCCCCGATGTACTGGCGGAAAAGTTTTGTGGAGTATTGCCCCAGCGCGACAGCCAGTACGAACCACCAGCCGCTTTCAGCACGCCAAAAGACCAGATAAGCGCAGCCCCCGACGAGGAAAATATCCCAGATCAGCTGCACCACAAGAAACACCGCTAGGGCGATAACTCGATTGCGTTCGTTCATTTCCCCGTCCCCCGGTTAAGCGAAAATGTCCCAAGAGATGGCCTTGGCATAGAGCTCGTATTCCTCCTGCTCCAGCCGCAGCTTTTCCTTGTCGGCCTTTCTCTCGCGGACAATGCGCCGGACGGTTTTCTGCGAGAAGCCGGTGCTCTTGGCCTCCCCGTAGACCTGTTTCACGTCCTCGGCCAGCGCGGCTTGTTCTTCCGCGAGCTTTTCGATCCGGTCAATATATTGCTGAAGCGCCTCGGCAGCGATGCCGCCGATCTGACTGTTATCTCCGACACCGCGTTCGCTCATTTTACACTCCGTGTTGCATACCGACCCGTTTTAGCGTCACGCTTTGGCCGGTCGTTGAGTTCTTTGATTTTCTTGTCGCGCTCGCGGATCAAGCCAAGGGCGTAGCCGATGGCCCCGCCGCCGATCAGGAAACCCAGGTCAATGATAATCTGTAGCCAGAACATGGTTTTTCTCCCCCGAGAAAAGCTGGGCGCCGGATAAACCGGCGCCCAGCGATTTCACTTAGTCGAACATGTCAGACGCCGTGTCGCCCGCCGTTTCCACCGGCTCAAAGTCAGAGGTACTGGCGCGAGAGCCGGTGCCGCCGAGATTTTCGCCCTCGGCCACCTTCTGCACGCCGAGGAGGCTGAAGGTGATGCCCTTGCCGCCCACGTCGTGTTCCCAGGCGTAGACGCTGGCCTTGGCGACGTAGTAAGCGCCGCTGTAGGCGTCACGAGGATCGGTGATTTCCTCCACAGCCTGATTCAGCACCAGCGGCTTCAAGACGTTGGACAAATTCAGGAAGATGCCGCCGGCCACCGTGCCGGGGCGCTGTTCGCCGTCCGCGTCCACCAGTTCGGCCTGATCCTTGAAAGGAGTTTTGAACTTGGGATGCTTCAGCACAGCCTCGGCCTTGTCGCCCCACTTCTCTTTTGCAGCTTCCAAAGCGGCCTTCTTCAGCACGGAGATATCCTGGCCGGGCTCGAACAGAGCCATGATGGAGAAAGTCTCCTTATCAGAGCCCTTCACCTTCTTCGGCTTGTCCAGGGACACATAAGAGCCCCGGAACTTGGGAATTTTGACATCAATGCCCATTCTGATTTTTCCTCTTGCATTTTTCCGTTTTTGCGTGATTGCAGGGTACGGGAGAGACCTATCCGCAAAAAAATTCGTGCCCTTCCTCGGTAGGTGACGCTTGAGCGCACACCTCCGATAGCGACCGGGCGAGGCCGATGGGCACTTCGACCACGGCACCGTCAAGCGACGACTGTATAAGCCTATCCAGCATAACCTTTACGGCTTTAATACTGGCCGAACTCCGCCACTTAACGCGATTTGGCATTCACCCCTCCACCGGGCTAAAGTCAGCCTTCAAATCACGATTGACCGCGGGCCGTTTATCGGAATCCGGCGCGAACGTCAGACCCGACGATTCGGACTTGACAAAATCCCCGACCAGTGCGGCGAATTCCGTCTTGCCGATTTGGCTTTCCAGCGCCGCCGGGGTTTTCAGCCTAGCAGGCTCGTAGATATCCGACTCGGCCAGTCCGTCGCCCATGAGCGTCCGCACCGCCGCGTCCTCATCTTCCCACGCCCGCACGCCGCGCTTCTCCACCAGCTTGTAGCCGGGGACCGGCTTGCCATGCTGCATCTCCGCCAGGGCGAAGTCTTCCACAGCCTTAATCCAACCCTTCAGCGCCTTCACTTTGCCGAGGCTATCGGCAAGCGCCCGCGGATCGTAGCGAGGCCCCTTAAACGTGTCCAGCGGCGCAGTCTCCGTCAGATCATCAATCGCCGCGCATAACCCCGGCACCGGCTGCGCCGGGCACCATTTGCAGTGATCTCCGGCGAAGAGCGGCGCGGTTTCGCTTTCCGTCGCTTTCGCGGCATTGGCGAGCCGGTCAGCGAAGTCCAGCAGATCGATAGCGTCAACGTCCCACCACTTCACGTCCGACCCCATAGCGCGGGGCTGAACGATAGCGAGGTGGACCTGAGTGACCCGCCGGTTGGCCTTGGCGAGCGCGGCGCCGACCGCGTAATAGAGGAGCTGCGGGTTGTCCTCGGGGTCCACCGGCACCCCCGCCCCGTGCTTATAATCCAGAACCCAGAGTTCTCCGGTATCCGGGTCATAAATCACGCAATCGGCGGTGCCAAACAGATCGGGGTGAATCTGTTCCAGATGAAAGCGCACCTCCACGTCGAGTTCACGCTTGACGTTCTCCGTGGCGATGGCGCGGGCGGTATCCAGATAGACCTGAACCGCCGTTGTCATTTCATCGGAAACAAAAACCCACTCCCCCTCGGCGTACATAGGGGGCATCTTTTGGCGGAGTTCCCCTAAATCGGATACGTGCCATCCGGTAAACCGTTTCGCCGCGTACCCGTTCTCCAGGCAATGCGACGCCAAGGCGTGCGCCGCCGTGCCCTCTCGGGCGTACTCGGATTCGACTTGCTGAATTCCTTCGCAGAGCCGAACCGAGCCGGGGCAAGCAAACCAGCGGCTTGCCGAGGACGCCCCGATTTTGGAGTGAGCGCGGGTCATTCCGCCAGCTTACTGTAAACCGCCGTCAGAAACGCAGTGCGCTCCTCGGGCTTGATCTTGCTGACGGCGCCGTAGCCGTTGGCGACCATGAACTCGCGGGCGGCGTCCATGCCGCTCTTGTCCACCAGCTTCTGCAACTCGGCCCGCAGAAAAGCCCCTTCGTCCTTGTCGGGATTGGCTTCCTTGTACGGCGCGTAGGCGGTGGCGAAATCCACAGCAGCAGGCGCAGTCCTCAGTTCGTCGGACAGCGGGAACGGGTCTTCTGCGCCGGTCAGTCGGCCCTCTTCTGCCGCAGGCGTCAACTCGACGACATCAATGTCCCCGGCGCCCTGGTCAACGCCGACGACCGGCGTCAGTTCAGCGTGCGCCTCGTTGGCCTCCGCAGCCCGCGCCGCTTCCATCTCGGCCTTGGTGCGCCGCTTACGCTTGCGCTCGCCGTGCTGCTCCTCGGTTTCTCCTTCCTGGCGGTCTTCCGGCTGTACGGCTTCCGCATAACCCAATAAGTCCCCACCGGCATTCTTAGCAGGCGTCAGAAAGGTACCGCCAATCAACCCCGCCGAAAATGTCTTCAGCTCGGCCAGTGCCTCGTCGGCGGTGGTTCCGTAAACCTTAATCTCGATGCTCATTTTTGTCTCCGTTTTCTTCGCTTAACTTACGACCGCGGCCGCGACCACGACCGCGACCCCGACCGCGACCGCGACCGCGACCACGACCGCGACCCCGACCACGACCGCGACCGCGGCCACGAC